GTAGCGATGAGATAGAAGACCTTTGTGAGAACTATCTGCCGTATGCTCTCAACCCTATGTTGAGCACCGAGGAAGTCAAGGAGAAACTGCACGTTTCTGATGCCACCCTTAACCGAATGGTGGCAAGGGGCGATATACCTAACGGAGAATGCAAGAAGCGTGGGCACACTAGGTATTGGAAGAAGTGGGATATTCTGCACTTCATTAAAAAGAAGAGAAAATCATAATCAATTAGCCCTACGCATCACGGATAAGCGAGTATATATGAGTATTATGGATTTTATGTCTAGGACTTTTATTATAGTAGCGATGCTAGTAATCATCAACTGCACGTTCATTGCTTACCTATACATTACTTATAAGTATAAGACGATAGATAAGTTCTTCTTAGCTTGGGTAACGGTGTCAACTATGATGTTGATAATGTGGTTCGGAGTAGGATTGTATCTGTACTTTGAACATTTCTTATAAGTTAAAGAGAGGTAAGTGATTGCCTCTCTTTTTTTATATTTTCAAGAATTCTTCTACATCAATGTACTCAATTCCGAATTTCTCCGCACACTGTTTGTCGGAGTCCGAGAAGTCTCCTTCTTTTCCGCTAGCATCACCTATCATAATTAGCTCACTCTTCTTCCAAGAAGAATACGATTCTAGCATTCCGGTATTTGGCTTTCTCATTCCTATCTCTGCTTGCGATGGGCAATACATAGAGTTGACGAATATATTTCGTCCGGTATGATTGCGAAGATATTTTTGCATAAAGCTTTCAATCGCTTTTATCTTTCCGATGAAGTCCTGTTCGTCAACGAATTGAGGGATGCCTCCTTGGTTTGAAACTATTTCCACATAGTAAAGAGTAGGGAACACCTCTACGATCTTATCCAAAACCTCTTTCCGGATTTTGAAATCTGTCACATCTATTGGAAATTTGTTTCCTGAAATAGTCTTGATAATAGTATCATCTAAATCAATGAACAATACTTTTTTCTTGATAAAATATCCTTTTCCTGTCATATCTTTGCTTTCTATATTGTTATTTAATAGCTATGTTATCTAATATAGTGTTCGAAAAAACACAGTTGTTATGGTGTGTCTCACCTTTATAATAATGCAAAGATACGACAAAAAAGACAGCCTTGCAAATAAATTAATGCAAATTTTAAAACATTATCTGTTTTTAATGAAATCTTTAATAATTCTCGTAATAGAATCTTCCTTGATCGCCATAGGAGCATCGCCTTGGTACTCTATTACTTGGTTGCCACATTCCTGCCAAAACAAATTGCTATTAATACGTTCTCCATCAACTAATAGCCAATTTGAATGAAACTCAAATGAATGCATCTTAGTTAACGGAACAAGAATAAACATATTATTCTCCTTCTTGTTCACTAGTACAGACAAGTCTGAATCATCAAATGTGATGATAACTTGATTTTCATTCTCGGAAAGAACGTTGTAATCCTCGTTATAACGTTCGAAAAGATAATTTTTAATGCTAGAACAACTCATATTCTTGTAATTTTATAGGAGGGCAGATGGAAAAATCCAAGGTCTGCCCGCCAAGTTAAACTTATAAGGAAATCTTCTATAATATAGACTGGCAAAGCCATCCCATGAGATAGCATGGTTCTTCGCCTTGCATGTCTATTCCCAGATGGTTGCATATATGTGCAACCACATGGAACATTTCATGTGTGAGGCTGTTTATATACTCGCCTTCAGATGTTGACTTACAGATAAGGACGACACTTGTGTTCTTTGAAACATTTGTGTATGTCAAGCCTTTGTTTGGTGAATTGGTTGAGATGTGGTCGTATGCATCCAGCAATGGTTGCCCTTTACAATCAATGGAACTTAGTACATCTATAGCCTCATCAACCTCTTCTTGATTAACAACATGACATACAATCACATTCCAATCATATTTCTCTAAGTAAATTTCTTGTTTAATCATAATACATCATCCCATGGAATGCCGATACCGTTATGGTTGCAATCGGCATAAAATCTATTGAAAATGAATCCATCCTCTTGGTCTGGGTCATCCACCATATCCTTAATAAATTGAGCCAAAGCAGCTTCATCCTTTAAAGAGGACTTAAAGAAATCGGCTCTAGCCATGTTTGCGACATAGACAAAATCGTAATTGTCGGCATTCTCCAACTTTACGTTGTTGACTTTAAGGAGTTCCTCCACAGTGTCTTTTTCTGTAGGTTCTACTCTTTCTAACTTGCCTGTCGTTGCGTTTGTCTTGCGCATTAAGGTGATAGCCCAATCACACATTTTTTTATTGAAGTGCCATCCATTGTAGCGAAGGTATGCAATCATTCCTTCGGGCTTCATGTCGTATGCATCAAGTGGTATTTTGTATCTTCCCATAACTGAAATTTTTAAGGAGGTGGAGATTTCTCCCCACCTCAAAGTGTAATACTAATAGCGATAACCGCCACCTCTGCGACCACCATGTCTTTCACCATAGCGGTCTTCATCGTCATCCCAATTATCTCTGTAATCAGGCATTGGGTTTCTGTGCGCCATTCGTCCATACTTGTCATCCCCCATTTCATCAATGCAGTGCATGAGTTTACCACCATACTTAAGCATCTTCTCTACAAGTTCTGACATTTCATTTACCTTGTTTTCGGTAATTTCTATCATGTATCCCATAATGATTTACTTTTTTGTATTAACTTTTTCCAAAGCCACTGACAACATAGACTTAATATCGGTCAAAGTTCCCTTCATTCCGCTAACCTCGCTTTTGAGGTTATTGATGTCTTCTTCCTGTTGTCTGTCTTTGGCTATTTGTGGATTCAAGATGGCACGCATCTTTGCGCACTCTTCCATAACCTTTTTGTGGTATGACTCGCTTTCCACAATCTCCTTAGAATGCCGATACATAGCCTCAACTTCTGCATCCATGGCTTCACGACTTTCAGAAACCACGAGGTTCTCTGAGTTTGCGATTTGCATATTGGATGGGAGTTGTTTGAACTCCATTTGCTCATTCGGCAATTTCACGACAACATCAACGGTAGTCTCCATTGGTTGTGGGTTGAATTGCCCAGGAGTATATGTTGGGAACTTAGGTTGTGGGTTACTGACCGACACAACCTGTCCGATTTTGAGACTTGGGTTTTCACCCTTGTCAAGCACATAGAATATGCTGTTAGGTCGAAGTCCTTGAAACATAGCTTTGTAATGTTAATTGTTAAACAATACCCGTCATTAGCTGAAGGGTGTTAGTATCTCGCTCGAACCAAAACTGATAAACTCCAGTTCCTGCAATATCGGCTACCGTCAAAGGATTGCCGTTGAACTTAGTTACAGCTTGGGTTACGCCATTGGTCTCGAAAAGGATTGGCAGCGTATTTGTCGTACCTGTCGGAATGGCTTGATGTAGGTTCACAAAGATAGTTCCCCTATAGTTAGCATTCACGAAGGCGTGGTTTCTGAACGAGAAAACAACATTTTCGGTGTTCACCACCACGCCTGTAGATGCGATAGCTGCCGAGCCGTTACGATTAACCCATGCAAAAGGTCTCATCCATAACATAGCAGCCTCCTTTCTTTAACCCCAGAATCCGTTGTTGGCAGCATTCAAACCATACAGACCAGCCTGATAAGCGACACAATTAGGAACCGCAGTAAATGGGCTGTAAGGAGTAGTTACCGTCTCTGGTAACTTACACTTGATACCAGCCACCTCACTCTGCAAGCCAGCCAATACCGCATTGATAGGTGCTACAGCCTGACCCACAATCTGTGATGTCATAGCGGAAGACTTGAAGGTACTGTTCTCCTCACGAAGAGAATCAATCTTGTTCTGCATCTCACGCATCTCAGCCTGCTTCTGACCGTCAACGATGGTCTGAGTGCTTTCCTTTATTGCGTTGTGCAAATCACAAGTCTGTCTCTGAGTCTCGTAAGCCACGTTAGAGAAGCCACGCTCCTGTCCTACGGCTACATTGTTGATGGCATTCTGCAAAGTGCCAGTCTGCTGACACATAGCCAACTTGACGTTTCCGTCCATAGCCGTAATATTGTTATTTACACGGCAGCAGCAATCAGCGAGTTGTGATGCAATCTGCATATTACCTTGCTGAAGAGCGTTGATAGTTTGCATTCCGCTCATGCCTACTTGGTTGCCCACGTTCTGGACTTGGGTAGTCAAAGCAGAGATTGCTTGCTGAATCTGTCCTTCTGTACAATTGAGCTGGGTAGCGAGATTACTGAGTGCATTACGATTGCCACCGATTGCATCCATAAGCAAGGAACGACCATAGTCATTGTTGATTTCATTAGCAAGACCTGCGCCATTGCCACGGCCACCAAAGCCGAAACCATTACCGCCCCAACCGCAGAAGCAAAGGATAAAGAGCAGCCAAATGAACCAAGAACCATCACCATTGCCGAATCCGTTATTACCCTTCATCGCAAGAAGAACGTTTGGGTCAACGCCTCTCTGTTGGAGCAAAGGAGCTATCAAGCTCATCATTCCTCCATTGTTACCTGAACCCTCTGGATTAAAAACATAAGTTTTTGATGTCTCCATAAGAATAATCTTTTTGTGTTAAACCTTAATTAAACTAACTCTATGTAACGTTACGGCTGCAAAGTTACGAATAACAAGCAAAAGGTTTAATAACTCTATCAAACTTTCTTTTATTCGCTAATAATCAAGTAGTTAAGGTGATAGGAGGTAATATCATACTTTCGAATGGGCGAAAAAACAAAGGCTTGTTTGCAAATTCCGTTTGCAGAAAACAAAAAAATGCAAACGGAATTGCAAACGGAAACTAAGCGCACACAAATTTAAAGCCAAACTTTCTTGTATAGTATTCCTCTTTCGGATGTCTTTTCGTCTCGGAGTCATAGCAGAGAATAAACGGCTCACCCTTAGAGTAGAAATAGTTATAAGACTTTCGCAAATACATCTTCGCATTCAAAGCCTTTGGGGAGAGTTTTCTTATTCTTAACCTTGTTTCTTGAGGCTTACCCGACAACACTCTAAGTTCGTCCATTTTATATTGCATATGCAACTTTCTGCCTTTATTGGCATACTTTTCTTTATTCCAATAGTTTCTCAAAGACTTGTTACGCTCTTTGCGAATTCTGTCTGCCGTTTCTGCGTTATGTTTCAATCCAAGCTTACTGACCTGTCCTAAAATTGTCGATTGAGGAATATTCGTTACTTCTGATATTTCTCTTGCCGTCATCGTTTGGTACATGTCGGAGATTTTACGGATAGTCTCATTATTCAATTTATTGTCTATTTTCGTACCACCTAAAATAGTGATATACTTATATAATGTATGTAAGGTTACACCAGCAGCCTTGGCTACTTCCTTTCGTGGGTAGTCATTGATATGGGCTTTGATGTAGTCTATCTGTTCCTGTGTCAATCTTCTTGGCATTCTTCGTCCTCCTCAAAAGAAAATCCATATTTGTTCTTATAGTATTCCTCATCCATCCTACGAGTATTCCGGTCATAACCCAAGATATAAGGTTCGCCTTCAAAACCGAAATACCCATGTTTCGTAATGAGATTGTATTTGGCGTGATATGCTTTTGCAGGTAACTCTGAAAATCTAAGATTCGTTTTCTGCGGAATGCAGGACATAAATCTGAGCTTTTCTGCACGCATAGTTCTTTTCCAACTTTTTACCCTCTTCTTTATTATTGCTTTCTCATACGCTTTCTTTAAGTTTGCCAAACTATTCTTTTTAAGTCTTTCGATAGTTTCTTTCGAATGAGTAAGCTTTAGTCTTTTTGCAGCCTTTCCTACAGTAGATGGATGACACCCTACTATCTCGGCAATCTCTTTGACCGAATGGTTAGGATACAGATTTATGATTTGTTCATCACGTTTCCTGTTGGGTTGTGGAACAAATCTTTTGTGCTCAAAATTACAATCGCATTCGTGCAATATCTTATATAGAAATTTTACGCTGACACCCATTCTTTGTGCCAACTTGTATCTTGGTCGCTCATTTATGTGCGTCTTAATGATGTCTATTGTGTCTTGTTCTATTATCTTCATTTTTATTCAGTTTTTTATGGTGTGACTCACCTGTATTTGCAAAGGTAATGAGATTTTATTGATAGAGCAAATAATTTAATGTGTTATAACTTTGTTTAAGGAAAAATTTAATTATTTGCACAAAAATTAATTGTGTAGTTTTCTGACTCGGCTATTTTCACATTATTATATATAAATAGCTATCTTTGCAACAAAAAACATAAGGAAATGACAGCGGAAACTATTCAATTAATACAGACGGGAATTAATCTTCTTTGCGCATCGGGAGTTATCTCCACGTTGCTATACTATAATAGTAGAAAACGAAAGGAGGCGGCACTCGCATCACAGGAAGAGAATAAGACTATTTCATCATATGCCGATGAGTGGAAGGCTCTCTATGAACGTTCCAACGAGTCGGTCGTTAATCTTAACAGTAAAGTAGATGAATTGTATGAGGAAATCAACCAATACAGAATTACGATACGCAATCTTAGGGACGAGAAGAACGATTTGAAGCTTGCCTTGCATGAGGCACAATGGAATAGATGCATCAAGGATGGATGTCAACTTAGAACCCCACCAAGAAAGCGAGAATCCTTAGAATCGTTGGTTGAAAAGGAAGAAGATGCGATATATCGTGATAGGGAGGATTAAGTTATGATAAAGTATCTGAAATTACTCATACAAGTTAATAGCGGGCATTCAAGCAAGGCATTCTTTTTAGTGTCCGTTACTTTGATAGGTCTCTTGATGCTCCTGGTTGTCTGCTTTATCTTAGTGTGGGAAGTAGTAACTTATGGGACAATCAAGACCGATTTAATGGGGTTAAGTGCATTCGTTGGTAGTGTGGCTAGTTTGTTCGTCACGGCTGGCATTACCAAGACTATAGGGGAACGTGGCGAACATCAAAGCGAAAACGATAAATAGACTATGGCAGATTCAAGTATTTTAAAACCATTCATACTCTCATTCGAGGGTGGTTATTCTAACAAGAAGAGTGATAGGGGACACGAAACAATGAAAGGCGTTACCCTAGAGACGTTCCGCAAAGTGTATGGAGCAAACAAGACCGCATCGGACTTGAAGAAGATAACCGATGAACAATGGCATCACATCTTCAAGAAATATTATTGGGATGCTTGCAAGGCTGACCAAATCAACAACCAGTCGGTGGCTAATCTCTTGGTTGACTTTGCTTATAATAGTGGAGTAAGCAGAGCTGTACAAAAGATTCAAACTATCGTAGGAACAAAAGCTGATGGCATCATGGGTAATATGACCTTAGCTGCTATCAATTCATACAAACAAGGTCAATGGGCGTTGTTCGATAAGCTGAAGGTGTCACGAATTGCCTTTCTCAATGCGATTGTGAATAATGACCCTAAACAGGGAGTAAATTTGCATGGGTGGCTTCGTAGAGTAGGGAGCATACAATACGGAAAGCTCGTATGTAACAACGGAAAGATAATCACTTGGTAATCTTACGAGATACAGGCTCAACTAAGGCATAAGTAAGACCATCATCCTTAATTGGGTGGTGGTTTTTCTTCACTTTTGAAATTTTGGAAAAGAGAGTAAGGACTAAAAAATGGTTCCTGTTAGTTTTTATTTGTAACTTTGCACTCAAAAAGGAGGTTGATATGCAACTAAGATTTGATTGGTGGCGTTGGCTCGTTACCATATTGGTAGGTTTCTTCATCATGCTGATGATGTACGGATGCCGGACAACGAGATATGTAGAAGTGGAAAAGGTGGTGCGAGACACTACTACTTATGCTCACTGGGACTCTATCGTCAATGAAAGGGTAAGGCTCATTCAGGATAGCTTACTCTCTTACCATTGGGAGCAGACCGAAAAGCAGGTTAAGGATTCCACATACATAAAGGATGATGTCAAGACAAGGGTAGATGTGAGTGGTAAAGTGCTAGGTAAGGATTCTATTCACATAGAGATTAGATACAGGGACAGCAAGGAACTATCCATGGTTCGTGATAGCCTTATTCATTATAAGGAGATAGCAGAGCGAGCAAGTATATACAAGGCTCAGAGGGATAGTCTCAACAGAGAGTTGAGTATTGTCCAGATCAAAAAGGAATATATCGAGAAAGACTTGGCGGGATGGGACTTATTCTATTGGAAATTCGGAATGATTTCCTTTTGGGTCGTTTCCTTGACGTTGGTAGCAATGATTTTCTTTCTCACGGTAAAATACAAGAAAAAGTTTTTTCATTAGGTTGGTTTTTAGGTATTAGGGTTTTAGATTGGTTTTTAGGTAACAACTTGTGGGGCAGCTGCCAGTGATGGTGGTTGCTCTTTTTTATATCTTGAAAATGCATTAGAGTGCGAAATATCAAAACTGCAAGCGATTTAATGCATTTATAGTTTTATATATGTAACTAAATATGGCATTATGTGTTAAGAAAGCATAATACCTATAATTCCGTACATTAAAGCCCTTGCAGTTTGAAAATAAATTAGTAACTTTGCAACGTGCTTTGTTGGTGCTGACCCGCTAATAAGAATCAATAAGATTTCCAGTGGCGAAAGCCATACTACGATAATCCTTACCTAGATTTCGGGGTCAGACGAATGAAGGGTAAGGATTTCTTTTTAGAATCCTTGTTTTGAGTCGAAACATCCTTAGATAGTTCTAAGTTAATAATGGGCTATGATTGTTGGAGTAGGCGAAACACAGATAAGTTAAACAAATAAGGAATTTATGGGAAAGCATTATTTACATATACGTATGGACTTGGTAAAGAAGTACACCTATGGTGCATCATCACAAGAAGTGAAGGCGCACAAGGAGACTCTTTGCTTTGCCATTTGGTGTAAGATGCAACGCAGAAATTCTGTAATATTTAACTTAACCATCAAGGATGTAAAGAAAAAACTCGGTGTGGGCTATCCAAAGGCAAGAAAATTGCTAAAGGATGTCAAGGAGGATGGACTCTTTACAGAACTTGGTAACGGGCGATTTATCGTGAATACGTTCCGTGATAAAGAAAAGAAGCCCAATAAAAAGGGCGGTCGCTTCCAAGGAGCTTACGTTTGTCGTATTCCTATTAATAAGGACTATAAGTTAAAGGAGTTATATTCTATAGTCAACAATATTTTGTACACATCGGTTATTAGTGGTGCCCGTCAAGACTGTTTTAACGTTGGCAACAATGATTGTGCTTGGCATCAACTAACTACTAACTCGTTTGCCAAGGTTGTGAATATGGGACATGGCTCTATATGCCGAATCAAGAAGAATCTTATCAGCGAAGGTAAGATTAAGTCCACGTATGCGGAAATGCACATGGCAGATGATAGAAACGAGGGAGAGATGGAACGAACATTGCAAAGGTTTGGTCGTAGGAACTTTACGTTTAATGTAGGTAACCTGCACTATTTAATCATACCTTGCTCTTACTCTTTTGGAGATCGAGAGACTTCTGTTGCTATCAAGCACAGAATCTATGGTTATAAATTGAAGGGACATCGAATGCAAATAAAGGAAAATGGCACAATAGGAAATCTACCTGATGACTTCTATGGTGGGTAAGTTCTATTTTGGACATTTTCATATTAGTAGTTAGTTGGAATAAGTATAGGAGTCTTTAAGAGGCTAACGTGTTCCTTGATATATTACGTGTTATTATTATATATACGAGATTATGAAGAAGATAGAAGAAAAGTACTTGGAATCAGAACATCAAGTTAGAGCTTATGATGTTTATCTGAGTTCATATCGTGTGAAAGGTGCAAATCGAGTGTTGGCTTGTAGTCGATTGTATGATGGTGACAAATTCATTCGTGACAACTTCCTGGTCAACGAGCAACAAGCCGACAAAATAGAGGCTATGTTTGACTTGGTTAATAGAATATTGGAAACTTGTAAGGATATAGACTTGTTTACGATTCGTGTTTCAAACAAAACTTTTGCGAATTTAGTGAAGAATGCTGACTTTGCGGAAGAGTCTAATCGCTACTTTGGCAATATATCTAGATTCAAACGTCTGCTTGGCAAGAGGGAGGTGATAATTGTTATTCCCAATTGGTGTACCGCAAACAAAAAAGATTATGCTATTGACGAAATGGCAAAGGATTTGTATGCGAAGATACCATCTTCCCGAGTCTTTTCGGGTTTCTGTATAAAGAAAAATTGGATAGAAAAGGGCTTTATAGAAGATTTGTGGGACTTGTTATGGAAAAACGGATGGAGACAGAAAGATGGAAACTATTGTGATGATTGGCGAACATTGGCAGGTGCTTACAACTCCGTTTTGCGAACAGGCAAGAATGCAAAGTATGGCAAGGTTCAACCTAAGAAAGAAGAAACTATTGTGGAAAGAAAAAGACTTCTTCCAAACTATATTTGCTATACAGATGGCAGCTGCGATAACTATTCCACCCATAAGGCAGGTGGTTCTGCGTATATCGTTGTGAATACATCTACAGGTGAACTTGAAAAGGTAAAGACACATCATTGCTTGCATACTACCAGTAACAGAATGGAAATGTTGGCGATAATATCAGCCGTTAATTATTGTCCGAAAGGTTCTGTCATAGAGGTTAGAAGTGACTCTAAGTACGCATTGAAAATGTTCCGCTATACAGATTGGGAGATAGGTGTAGATATAAAGAACCCAGACTTAATCAAGTTGTATCGTAAGTGTGCAAAGGACAAGCTTGTTATTTTGACTTGGGTAAAGGGACATAATGGTGATGATTTGAACGAACAAGCCGATTGTTTAGCTTTTGGAGCTTACGAGAAAGCTTTAAAAGAGAATGGCTTACCAATGGCTCCTGAAAAGTATCGTGCGTTAAGACGAGGCAAGCAGACGGTGTTTGAAACAGATAATTAAAGATAAATTTGATTTATTATGAAAGAGTTAGGTTTTGATAAGCTATACGTAAAGTTTAGCAATTTATATTGTGAGTATCGTAGTAGAAAGGAATTTTTGAAGTGGTTGAAAACTGCAAAGAATCCTTCTGAAAAGTTATTTGAAGTAAAGCCAAGTGAAGGTGGGGCATTTGATATTCTGTTGACTTTTGAAGAGGCAAAGGATTTGTTCCCGATTATGGAGAAATCATTACCTAAGTACGAAAACGATATAAAACAAGTTCTGTTGGCTATAAAGGAAATGGGGCAACTTGAAGTAGCAAAGATTTGGCATGAGGATGATTGGGGTGATAGCTTTGTAGAGGATTTTTGTAAAACCCATGATATTTAATGAAGATACGAACATTTGAATTATGTGCCGGATATGATTCTCAACTGATGGCTTTGGAACGACTGAAGAAGAAACATTCTGATTTTGATTACGAGTGCATCGGCTGGTCGGAGATAGAGCCAAGTGCAATAACCTTGCATAACGCTTGTTTTCCTAGTCTGTCCGGCAAGAACTTTGGTGATATGACCAAGATAGATTGGAGCAAGGTTGCTGATTTTGACTTGCTGACATATTCAACACCTTGTCAGTCTGTTTCGCAAGCCGGAATGCAGGAAGGAATAGAGGAGGGAAGCAATACACGTTCCTCTATCCTTTGGTTCACAAGAAACGCCATTATTACCAAGAGACCGAAATACCTCTTAATGGAGAATGTAGAGGCTCTGGTTCAAACAAAGTTCATCGGGTTCTTCAACAAGTGGCGCAAGGAGCTGGAATCCTACGGATATGCCAATTATGCAAAGGTGGTAAATGCTGCCGACTGCGGTGTTCCTCAGAACAGAAAACGTGTCTTCATGCTCTCTATACGAAATGATGGTGATAAGATAGATTATCATTTTCCGAGAAAGACAAAGCTGAAGAAACATTTGGTTGATGTCTTGGAGGAAAATGTGGACGAGAAGTACTTTTTGAGCGATGCTCTGCTATGTAAAGAGAAATTTGTACCAAATGAATGGAAAGAGCCTATGGGTGCAGCTATAAGGACTCGTTCTGAAGGGAAGTGGATAAAAGGTCAAAAGCATAGCCCAAAAGTTGAGCTTGGAAAGACTACAGCCAATACCATTACATCTGCGAGCAAGGACTCCTTGGTTGTGCTTGGAGAGACAAGGTTGCGCATTAGGCGTTTGACTCCGAGAGAACTCTTCCGTTTGATGGACGTTGACGAAGAATACATAGACCGGATGCTTGAAAGTGGAGTGTCAAAGTCAAGTCTTCAAAAAGCTGCTGGAAACTCTATAGTTGTAGCATGCATGGAGGTAATATTTGAGGAACTTTGGTTTCCTGAGAATAATGTTAAGGTCGCTGATGATGGTCAGCTATGTCTATTTTAAATAATGATGATATGATGTTTTTGAATAATAAAGAGAAAAAGGAGAAAGCAAATGCTATCTCATACAAGATAGATGAGTACATCTGGGGAAGAAAGGATTTCGTTACCGATTGTCCCTATGGTGAGAAAGGCAGATACACCAATGCTGTTAATAAGGTTGGTGACTTGGGATGCAACACTTGCGAATGGCAGGTAAGACACAATCAAAGAGCGCAAGTTGTGATGTGTTCCCATCCAAAGGAGGAGAAGAGCGAGGTTAAGAAACTTTTTAAGGATTTATGATTATGGATAAGGAAAAGTTAAAGAAAGATTACAAGAATGCTTGCAATGCTTACTTGGAGGCATTTTGTGAGAAGCATGAATTTTACGGATTGGATAATCCGGAGACATATTGGATTGATACAGGTGGAATAGCCAATTGCGGTGATTTAACTTTCGATATGGCTACTATTGTAACTGATATTGACAAGGAAGCTCCCGAAGAAGAGTTGTTGAAGTGGTACGATTATACTATTGAAGCTAGTGAGTTCAATTTGCCTATTCCAAACTTCGATCATTGGCTCATAGGATGTCCAAGAACACCGAGCAAATGGTTTGAAGACATGCGGGCAAAGCGCAAGGAGATTGATGATTTATTGAAGGAGGAAAATGAAAGATTGAAAAATGGAAAAGAGTAACCTTTTTAATTATCTACAGAGGCTCTTTGATGAGGGTCTCTGTATAAACACTACCGAACTTGAATTCGGAACACTTGAAGTAACGGCAGAGAATCGAAGCCAAGGCAAGCAAATCACATTCTTTGCAAAGGGCATGGAGGATGCAAAGCAGAAAGCTGCGGAATGGCAGGCTGGTCAAATACTCTTGAATTGCGAAGATTTCGAGGAGATTGTTATGTTCTTGGCTCAAAGAAAGAAACTTAAAAAGGAAATGTCAAATGGATAAGAATTTTAGAAGTTGTTTTTGTTGCGTCCATTTTTTGGAAATACAAAATACAAGCACAGGAAATGTTTTGAAATGCAAGAAGGGTAGCACAGTGGAAGTAAAGGGGAAGCGACTGACAGAAATCGCTGCAAGATGCAAAAATTACAAAGCGTGAGGCACACGTTAAAGAATATAGTAAGCTGAAACTAAAGTTAAAGGTAATAGACAACAGGGGTATTTGAAAGAGAGCGAAATGTAAAAAACTGCAAAACAAATAGTAGATTCTATATAGTAAGATTAAAATATATTAATATAGACAATAAACACATTAAATTATTTGCATATTACAATAATTCTTTGTATCTTTGCATCGTAATTAAGAAACAAATGTTATTAATTAAAATGGTGAGACACACCACAAAAACTGTAAGACATGATGATTACATCAAATGATTGCTACAAGATTTTTCCAAGTATCGAAAAGTTCTTCGAGAAGACCGAAAACAATTCGGTTGAAGAGTTGATTGATAATTTGCACCATGCTTTAGAGCGCAATGGTAATGCTCTTTGTGCAGATGCAGTTTTTGACAAGGACAATAAAAAGTCTTTTTCCGTTTGGGTTTGCGGTAAGCATGGTAAGACAATGGATGAAGTTAAACAAGCAGCTATCGAGCTTTCTACCAAGTTTGACTTGAACGATTATAAAACGAACAAAATTCGTTATAAGAGTATTTGGGCTTAGTGCTCATACTCTTCAGGAGAAGTTAAATCGGTATTTTGGCGAGGAGGCAAACCTCTTCGCCAATCTAATAAGGGAAAGGTGAGGCACACCGCAAAAACTGGTGGTAATGACAAAGAAAGAAATTTTAAAAAAATGGCTTGAAGAACCAAAAGTGAGATATGGTAGCAATTCAAATTTCACTTTGGGATATGGTGATGGATGGGACTGGTGTAAAGATACCCTACGACCAGCTATTACGAAGAACGCTATGTTTCTTAGATTCTTGGAGCATGGCTTCCGTGAGATAGAAGAGTTTCTGAAATCAAAAACCGGAAAACCTAGCGAAGAGGATTGCACTTTATATTCCGTTGGGTACAAAGATGGAGTCAAGGATGCCATGATAGCAATTAAGAATAGATTTGAAAAATTAAAATAGGAGGTTAAATGGATTTAGGAAAGGCGATTAAGACAATTAGGGTAAGCAAGGGCTTGACCCAACGACAACTGGCTAAGGCTATCGGTTGTAGCGAGACGAATATGTTGTTTATGGAGACCGGAAGAACGTTTCCACGTAAGAGTAAGTTTGATGCAATATGCAAGGTGTTAGGGATTCCGATGTCTTACTTGTTGATGTTCTCTATTACACCGGATGATATTCCGGAAGACAAGAAGAGTTTGTACACAAGCATCGTAGAGCCGATGCGTAACGAATTTATTAGGGAGTTACTGCGATGAAAAGATACTTTTATTTTTCCGCAAGATTCATCAAGAATGGACGTATGGCGTATTCCGCCGGAATTTTAGAATCAGATGAAGGGTATTTTGATTTCGTTAAGGCCTCAAAGGATATTGCACAAGGAGAAGGGGTTGATGTAAAAAAGGTTATCATAGTTTTTTGGACAGAGACCAATTCTATTATGAAGGATAAGTTTGAAGCTTTAAAAGAGGAGGAAAATTGGTAGAATATAAATAAAAGGATTAAATATGAGAATACGAATAGTTAAAAATGTTTGTGCCGATGGAGTAGAAAGGGGTATCTTGGAATATCGCAACCATTGGTGGGAGAAGTGGAGACCATTGCACCAGGAAGGCAAGTTGGCTTATGTAGCATATATGGGGGCGAAACCTTATAAGTCTTTACAAGAAGAGTGCTTTGATATGCTCGAATTAAATGAAGAGCAGAGAAAGGTACGTGAACAGATGTTCCGCTACATATTAGATGCAGAAGAGATATATGTTGGTGCAAGAATTGGTAGCGAGTATCACATCGGCTATGATGCTGATAATGATGAGAGTATGGAGACACTAAGAAATTTGGAGGAATAGTTATGCTCGGAAATATTTTTTCGGTTATGACCGATATTATATATCGAAGAGAGGAAAGTTTGAATCTCTTTGAAGGAAAGAAGAAACTTGATAAGGTGGTGTCTGGTCGGGTAATCAGAGAACAAATCAAGTTGTTTGGTTTCACCGTCAGGACAAAGTATTTTTATCAGATTTGCTGCCCACAAGTCAATATGAATGATACCCACGAGGTTTGCACATTGAATAAGGTCGAGGATTTGGTACGAACAGAGTGCTATAACAAGGTCGTTGAATATTCAAACAGAAAACATTATGCCTAGTGTTAATTGTTTCAGAAGAGTTCTGTTAGATGTCGGTGGCAAGAAGACAATAATCAGTGTTCCGCATGAAATGTCCGAAACCGAAGTAAATAAGGTTATGGTTGTTACCAGAGCCTATCTACAGCAGTATGTCTATGTCGAAATGATATTGGCAGAGTGTTTCATTCAGAAAATCGAAAAGAGTATTCTGAAGAAGAAATGCGTTAGGTTTGAAGTTAAGAAGAAGTGGGTGGACTGCAAGAAGAACCTTCGCAAGGTGGTTAAGTATTATGACGCTTATGTTCCTAATGCAGATTTCAATAACGAATTCGCAATGACGTTCTATGACAAGATTAGTGGAGACTTGTATAAGTTGCGAGATAAGATTGCGGTGAGGTTACAGAACTTAGGAATTGGTGAAAAATCGGGAGTTTATGCGAATGCAATCATCCTTTATAATCTCACCAACCTTTGTCTGGGAACTTATGAGAATATCATCCGTAAGCTGTTTGAAGAATTGCACGTTAACTTAATGCAAGCGTTCAAGGATTTTGCCCCAATACTTGCTTTTGAAAACTCCTATGACTTCATGGCGTTAGTGATGGATAAGGATTTCGAGAGACTGGCAGACCATTTGATGACCAAAGAAATTCTTTCTTATTTCGACAAGGTGAGAAAAGGTGTCTTTGACGAACAGACATTAAATGAGGCTGCTATTAATGCAACGGAAGACTTAAAAGGCGATGAGAAGGATTTGCAGCGGACTTACATAGGGATTAATGACTTTATGAAGAGTGACTTTCCTTTGGAGAGAACAACATCAAAGAAAGCAAGCTGATGAAAATAGACCCAAAAGAGTTATTGCCGATAGGTAATGAATTTCAGCGAATCTTTGGGGAAAGCTTTGAAAAGTTCATAGATATGCGGTTCCTTTTAGCGAGAAAAGAGTTGGTCTTCAACTTACTGAAGTTTACGGATTGGCTTGAAGAACGCTATCCAGATGAGTGTTCCATTGATGGAGTTAGTTACAATGAGGTTATCGAGCGAAAGTTTGGCAACCGAGGTGTTAAAATGATAAAGAAGTTGATAGGATGAAGTACATGGGTAGTAAGGCTAGAATCGTGCATGAGATATTGCCGATTATGCTGGACAAGGAACATGATACGTTTGTAGATGCTTTTTGTGGTGGCTGTAGTGTTATTGAGAACGTTCCGGACACGTATCGCAGGATTGCCAACGATAAGAATAAGTATCTTATCGAAATGTGGAAGCATCTTCAGGATGGAGGATTTGTCTTCAGTCATATTAGCAAGGAGACGTATGACAAGGCACGAGACTGCTATCATGGAAAGAATAATTTCTTCACAGAAGCAGGTGTCGGACTAATTGACTTCATGGCAAGCTTTAATGGTCGCTTCTTTGATGGTGGCTATAGCGGACATAATGTTGTCGGCAAGAACGGAAAGGCAAGAGATTACATAAGGGAGCAGATTGAAAACACTATGCGTGATGTGCCTCTCATTAAAGGTGTTGAGTTCTATAGCGGCAGTTATGATGAACTTGTGATACCGGAGAGGAGTATAGTGTATTGCGATATACCTTACAAAGCTACGAAAAAGTACGATGTATCAAAGAACTTCGATTATGAAAGTTTCTATATTTGGTGCATGGAAATGGCTAGAAGAGGACATAAGGTCTTTATCAGCGAGTATCAGATGCCACAGGAGTTCAGATGTGTTTGGGAAAAGGAAGTAACAAACTCTCTTAACCCGAATATCACAAAGAGACCAGTCGAAAGGTTGTTTACTATTGATTAGAAAGAAGAAATGAAAGAAACTTATTGCTTGGAGGATACGCTTTACAATACAAAGCGTTACTTCACTATAGAGAATGGAGTGGTATCAGGAACAGAACTTGCACAGGAAGACTTTAACGTATTTCTTGATCTTGCAAGTCGGCTTGGCTATAAGGTAGTGAAATTATGACAAGGCGAGTAAACAAGGATTGTCCGTTCTCGGCAGAAGAATTGGATGAGTTCAGAGCTGCCTTGTATAATGTGAATACATCTTTTCACTGCTGTAATGCAGCTCCGGTAGACTGGGCGGCAGGATGGCAGCGGAATGATATAAGAAAGACGAGGTAGGAAAGCCATAATCTACCAAATACCCACGTCTCAAAGCCGTGTGATGCCCAGCGTGGGGGCGGGATTGTAAACTTAGGAGTCACACGGCTTTATTTTGAAGTTTCATAACTACAAATAGCCTATCGCTAATGGTTGTTCCCTTGGACAGGGAGATAGTTAATACCGCATCGTAAGATGTGAACACTTAAAATTTGCCGACAGCCATTGGCACAAGCCCATAAGTCAGCGACAGAAACCCTTGGGCAAGGTTGGGAATGGTGCATAGTCTTCAAATTCGCATCTGTCGCTGACAAACGGATGAGTGGCATTGGCAACTGAAAGCAATGCGACCCTCGCAAACTTGGAGCGGATTTCTTGATTAAACATTTCGTGTACTAGGTCACTGGGGAGGTATTGACACCAACAAGGGTTTAAATCCCTTGTCATCCACTAATTTTAAAAGGTTAAATTATGAATGAGTATTGTGAGAATTTGATTTCAAATGGAGTTCCTAGCTGGATAGTAGAGGAGGCTTATAAATTTACAATTGAGCCTTTGAAATCGACAGAAGGTTTGGTAGGAATTGATAAGGAAAATAGTGAGCTATATAGAAATGTCATTATCGCAGCCTACATTGAGGGTGCTAGTGCTACATTGCTAAAAGTGCAAAGATATTATGGCGGTGAGGAACATAGTTAGACAGTGGAACGAAACAACTGAAGGATATTCGTACCGCTTCAAAGGTGGAGATATTTTTCTCCGGTTGGTTAAGGCTGATGGTAGTTATGAATTGCGTAACCCTATAGGTTATGAGGTTCAGATTATCAAGTGTACGGACTTGGATGAAGCGGATGCAAAAGCCAAGGAAGTGCTAGAAGCGTTTTTTGAAGACAAAGTTAACATAAAAGTTATTTGATTATGGACTTAGAATTGTTGATTGATAAGATAGACTTTAGTCAAGGTGCAAGGCAGATAGCCAAGCAAGCCTTGGAGTTGGGAATAAAATGCCAAAAGGATAGTGCTTGGCATCCGGTAGAAGAATTACCTGAGCACAACAGACGCATTGTCGGTCTGACCAAGATTCGCAAGCGTTTCAAGCATCTGAATTTCTTAGGTGAGGAATGGTGGAAGAAGTTCACGAAGTCAAACGCCATCTATAAATGGGCTTATGTGGATGATTTGATATGATAGTAATAGTAGAAATCCATAATGCTATTTTGTTTCAAATGTTTGCCCCATCACTATATATAATAATGTAGTGGTGGGGATTTCTGTGTTAACGTCAGCAAATTACCTGTCTGTATTATTATAGTATGTTAAATAATAAAAGAAACACATTAAACAACTTGCATATTTCGAATATTCTTTGTATCTTTGCATCGTAATTAAGAAATAAAGGTTACTAATTAAAATGGTGAGACACACCTTAAAAACTGTAAGTTAGAAATGAAATCAACAAAGTATTATATTGATTACGTAAAGGACGGCATGTACTTTATCTTGGTTCGTAGAAGAGACGAAGCTATCCTCTTCTCAAACGAGTGGTTGGATAATGTAATCAACGAGGCAAAGAGCCGCAACATCAAAGGTTGTGATTGTGTGATTCTTTAACTTTGAGGATGAGTTATGAAAAATAATTCTATTTCATTCAGCGAGTTGGCTAATTTCAACGATAGCAACTCTTGTGTTATGGTTGCCTTGATTATTAATGATGAAGGCGAAGTTGACGAAATCAATGAATATCTTGCTAATGTGCTTGGATTTTCCAAGGGTAAGAAAATCATAGGCTATCATCATATTGATGGCAATGACAATGGACGCAGTGACTATCTCTTTGAGTTTGACCATCCGGAGATTGCTTTCAATCCTATTGCTAGGTTAAAGTTTCCAGATTTGAAATGGACTAGTGATTTTGTAGATAATTTTGAACTTGATTATTTAATATAAAGTAGATATGGAAAAGAATAATGCTTATGTAGAGGTGTTGGCAAAGATTGCTAGCCTCATGGGTAGAACAAAGGAATCTATTCAGATGTCGTCTTCAAATACTCATACGAGTATTACGATGTTTGCCGAAAACAACAGTAAGATAATTGGCAATTGGTATTTTGATGCATCCGATAGCAAGGAGTTGATGAATGCCTCGTTTAATGGTCTTAAGGCTTTGGTTGAGTCTCTTGAGCACAATAAGAGCAATGACGGACAGGCAGCGTAAGTACATTGAAAGTCTTATCAAGAAGGTGTTTCGTAATGCAGATTCGCAGAGCGAAATACTTTCAAGATTAGATAGGGTTAAGATTTCAAGACAACAAGCTTCAGTAATGATACATGCATTGAAGCTAGAGTGCAACATCGGTCGTTCCGTTCCGGCATATATGTTAATGGCAAACAATTTAAATCCAAGAATGGATGAGTTCTTTAGTATATTAGGTTACGATGAATGACGGATTCGTCAAGAAGAAAAGAAGTTGATATGAAAAAGGTATTTATGATAATTGCCGTTGCCGCCATTTTGGTAGGTTGCAAAGGTAAGGGTACAAGAGTCCAAATCTCGGATTCTGTTGACAGATTCAATGTTGAGAAGTTGTTTGTCGTGGATAGTATAACAGTATACAGGTTCTATGACCAAGGAAATGCTATCTATTTCACTAACCGGAAAGGTAGGGTAGATGCAATACATTCCAAGTACAATCCGGTTACTCGTACATACAATGACGAGGTTAACGAAACTTTATGTGAAGGAGACTAAAAAATGGAAAAGAGATTAACTAAGGAAGAGTTCCTTAAGGATTTGTGGCATCCTGCTAGTGAAGAGCCAAAGCGTCATAGTTACATCATGTTTAAAACCACTAACAATAATGGATTTGGAACAGAATACATAGATTGTAGTTGGGAAATACTAGTTAGATGTCTGCAAATTACTCAATGGCTTTATGCTGAAGACTTACTTCCAAAGGAAGGAGGTGATGGCAAATGACCGATGCTGAATTTAATAAGTTTGTACTTGTATTAGAGAACGAGGCGTTTCGTTTTTCAAGAAGCCAAAAAGAATTTAAGGAACATCGAGGGGTGATAGAGCAGTCTTTCAAGATAGGAGGGCTGTTCATTCTTCGAGAGTTGGAAAAGTATTTTAATCAAAAGAAGTAAGCGTATGATATTATATGAGAATCAATGTTTTGAGCTTTTAAAAGCTCTATGTTATAGTGTCCCACAGAATCCAAATGTCGGCAAGTTTGAGATTGCAGATGTGATATTTGACACATTACAAAAAATAAAAGATACGGATATTTAACAGCTTTCGGGCACAAATTTAAAGATAATGACAAAGGAAGAAATATTGGAAATGGCATCTGATTTTGAGGATGAAGATGAGTTTGTGAAGTGTGACAGATTGCCGTTCACTGAGGAATGGTGGCTTTTACATCAGCTAGTGTATATCGGCTTGTCTTGTACCTATACAGGTCGTGGTTATATAATTGAGAAACTTAAAGATTAGTAAAATGGAAGCAAATGATTATTTGAAAGCCATGCAAGCTATGGATGAATTGGATAGACTTGTAACTAGTGTTTATCCGGATAAGTTCAAGTTGGTCTGCAAGAAGCATGGAATTGATGAATGCGAGGCGATGAATATGTATTCGTACTTGCAAAAGATGCATAAAGGTCAGTCTTGGCTAGTTAGATACAAGCCATTGGAATATCTAGATCGTGTATTAACATTAGCCAAAGAAGCTTATGCGTCTTACATGAACACCGGCTTGATTCTAAGTATGGTCAATTTTGGTGATAAGTACACAAGAATACTTGTAATCTTTGAGAAAGATGGCGTAAGAAGCCAACAAGAATTTGACCTTAGAGAGCAAAGAACATATGTTGATATAGCGGACTTTATTGGAAATGGTTACTCCATCGTATCTGTTATCCGTCAGTCTGACAATGTTGACAGCGAAAAGTTTGTTGGAGAAAAGGATGAGCGAAGTCATAGTATTCCTATTTACGATGGTGATGTAATGCTTTGTTACGTGAATAAACCGGAATTTTGGAGTTCCGATTGGCGTAATAGCGGACTTTATATTTGTGAGAGTGGCTCATATCATAGATTGCTATACACCCCGAATAAGGGGTACGTAAGACATGGAGAGCCTGATGTAGATGAAGACTTCACCCTTGAAATTGGGGAAGAATCCTTCAGTAGTTATGTTATGACTTTAGACCAGTCTTGGTATAAGTTGGGTAATGTTCATGCAGGTATAGGCTTTTTGAAGGAGAAGGAATAGAAGAGTAAAAGGAGAGGAATATCATTTCCCCTCCTTTGCATTAATCTCCAGCTCGATAGGCTTGCCGCAATAAGGGCAGATGATAGCCGGAGATTGCGGAATGGATGGCTGCTCTGGTTGTAGCTCCTTTGGTGTCTCCTTGTAGAATAGCCTCCAAATTGGCACATCTAGGATTTCGGCAATACGTACCAATGTATCAAACGATGGGTTCGCTTTATTATTAATAATGTATGATACCGATGTTTGAGCCATACCAAGAGCCTCTTGTAAGGTCTTTGACATGATGCCTTTTTCTTTCATTACCTCTTTAATATATAGAGGCACATTGCTTTTCTTGTAATTCATATACGATACTATCTAATGTTTTTGAGTGCAAAGATACGCAATTATACGATATAAATGTATTAAAATCTGTAAAAATACGACTACTTATTATAAATAAGCGTTAAATATTAGATTAAATCGTAAGTTTTAGGCAAAAACATTTGGAGGGCATAAGATAAAATCGTATCTTTGCAGTGTCTTTAAGAGATAAAGGCTTTAAAGTTAAACTATTAATTGCTGTTATGCAGCCGAGTCGGCACTCGTAAAACGGTTTGAGGATATGACAACTTCAATTAAGAACAAGATGAGAAAGGTAATGCAGTTGGCACATAGAGCCTATCAGTTGAAATCAAGTTCAATGTCTTGGGTTGAGTGCTTGAAACAGGCTTGGCAGGTCGTAAAGCTTGAGGCAGCGATGAAGACCAAGGTGGTAGAGTTCTTCTTCATGAAGATGAATGGTGAGGTAAGACAAGCCTTTGGTACTCTCCTTCAGAGCCACATTGACTATACTCCAAATGGCACAGGGCATGCAGCATCAAGAGATTGCATCCGCTATTGGGATGAAGAAAAGGGTGCTTGGAGACAATTCAAGGCTTACAACTTCTTGCGAGTTGCATAAAGATATTTACACGTTCTAAGGTGTTTGGCGAGGCTTTAATAGGGGTGAGCCTATTTAATCACCCCTTTAGTTTAGGACTTTTAAATTAAAATCGAATATGTTACATTCTGAGATTGTTAGTGAGTTGAAGAACATTGGTGTACAAGTAAAACCATATAATGTTCAAGATGGCTTTATGGATATGTTCGTAAATGGTGAGGTTTACAATATGTTCGTGAAGTTTGTAAAAGAGAACAACTTAGAGGTGATATATGATAACATTCATCATTGGGATATTTTCACATGGTGTGATGCTACAATTTGGTTTTAATCACAAATAGAGTATAAGATATGGAGACAATTGCTAAGTGTTTGAAAGAAGTGTTCTACAAAGGGCATCATATTACTAAGGTGGAGGACGTATTTGGTCAGGTATCCGTTCGCATTGATAATATTGCTGAACCAGACTATGCTAGCATAGCCGATGCAAAACGAGTAATCAATGGTAAAGCCCCTAAATGGTTTACGGATGGTTATATGTGGGACGAAGCCAGCAAGAAGGTCGTAAAAGACCCTAACGCTTTCCGATGGGAGGAGTAAGAAAAGATAAGGTAAAGAACTTAATACAATTGATTATGGAAAAGTTTATTGATGGCAGTTATGAATTCGAGACAACAAACGAGTTTCCGGATGGCTATGAGATTTGGGCGATTGGTCGAAGAAATTTCGAGCACAAGGGTTACGTGCCATTGTGTGAGGTTGACGAGAACTACAACGTCAAAAGAGATACCTTGAAGGCTTTGAAAGTCAAGGATGAAGCATTTGCTTTGGCTTTGCTCTATGAAGCCGTGAAAAGAGGTGTAAACAAGAAGAAGTATAACATAATGATTAATGCAAAAGAAAATGGATGAGAATTTTCTGAATGTGCTCTATATCGAGCATACAGGCAAAATAGGCGTTCTAAAGGACGATAAGGACGAAAGGGTATCTATTATCCTAGGTACGGATAAAACGCTTGTAGAACGCAAGAGAGAGGGCAAAACGTACCTTCTTGTACCTTTGACAAAGAACCACACCTTTGTCTGCAAGGGTAATAGTATTGATGTGGATGGTGAGCATATCAAGAGTGAAATCTTCTTCCGTAAGGATGGTGCTCAGTGGATTGAGATTGACAAAGAAACGTTATCTAAGGCAGCGTAAGGAATAAGGAGGTTTAAACTATGAAACTATATGTAGTAATTTCTTCATACCAACATGGATTGGGTGAAGCAGTGGAGGTTGACGCAGAAGTCTTCTCTACCATAGATAAGGCAAGAAAAGCGATAAGACACAAAGGGATGAACACTTTGGAGAATTACAAGCGAGTTTTGAATTGCGATGATTATCTATGCAATATCTCAGATTCTTTCTTCCATATCTCAGACAGCGAAGGAGAAACGTGGGATAATTTCGACATCGTAGAACAAGAATTAAAATAATAAAGCTATGAAAATTGATGTTGTTAAAAATATTTTAGAAGATGCGAAGGAGTGTGGTTGCCTTGTGACGATTACACTTGCAAATGGACAGGTATCTCATGTAAACTTCAGTAAGCATATAAAGAAGTTTACTATAACAGATGATGTTATCTTAGACGAGGATGGGCATCTTGTGACAATAATTGATACGGATGGAAGTTGTGACTACATTGATAGCGATTCCATCATTCGTATATTTAGCAAAGAAGGTTTATAATAATTGATTAGATAAGAATATGGATGCTGGTCATGTGAATGTGATATTGGGCGAAGCCGAGAATAAAGGTCTTAGAGGAAATATCAACTTGGTAGGTGGAGCAAAGATAAGTTTCGACTTCAATAGTGTTGGTGGTGAAACCTCTTTCAATTGCAATACAAAGAACAGAACACTTATGATTGGGAGCGGAAGTACAGTAGTGTTTACACGTAAATATATTGATTGTAGCTCTATCCAGTATATTGAAGTGCTTGAATGTACAAACTAATTATAGGAGACAAGAATATGAATATACTAGACTATTATGAGGTTGTCACCTCAAAGATTTTCAAGTTGGAAAGCATGAACGAGGGGCTTGTATTGATAGCGCCGGAGCAGGAGGTGGATGGAGTCCGTTCCTTGATGGTGGGATTATATGTTCCTGAGCATGAACGATACAAGATGTACACTTTCCGTTCCTCTATGAACGAGGGCGAACTTGGAGACAAGTACAAGGCGATGGTCGGCACGATGGATGTGCTAAAACCGGATTGGGACAGAATCTCAAAGAAAAGACGGAAGAGGATCTAACCTCTTACCGCCTTAAGTACAGAAGAAACATACTTGATGGTTATTTATCTGAATACATCAAGCAAAAGTGTGTTGAAATATCTGAGAATGCAAATTATTTCAAGATTATTTTTAGAAAAGATGAAAATAAATTAGAGTTTTCTTGCATTTCTCGAAGGTTTTTATTACCTTTGCGAATGTAAACAACAAAACAATGAGCTTATGAAAGTATTATCTATTCGCCAGCCGTATGCTTGGTTAATCGCTATCGGCTGCAAGACCATTGAAAACAGAACTTGGAATAGAAAGTTCCGTGGTCGTTTCCTTATTCATGCAAGCCAAGCCAAACCCGAAAAACTTGACGGATGGCAGGAGAGCGCAATGAAGAAATATTGCCAAGAGCATGGTATTGTTATTCCAGACTTCAAAGACTTGCCAACGTCATCCATTATCGGCAGCGTAGAGTTGGATGATATTCAATTCCATGAGGCTTATCCGGATGCGTTTGCTGAAGATTTTCAGTATCACTGGTTCTTGAAGAATGCTAAATTGTTCGATAAGCCGATTAGAAACGTCAAAGGCAAGTTATTCCTCTGGGATTATGAGTATAATGAAGCCGAAATGTAAAATAGCAATACTTTTGTAATAAAAATACAAGTTATTGAAAATTAGCGCAAAAGTCTTTGTTGTTCTAAGGGTTAGATAAGATGTAAATGTAAAAATAAACAAAGCCTCAACCTCTAACGAGATTGGGGCTTTTACAGTTGTCCTAGTGTGTCTCACCATTATTATTTCGTTCAATCAAAGGTAAGATACCAGTTGGAAAACAAAAAGGAGGGGAAATAGTATTCCTCTCCTTTAACTCTTCTATTCTTCCTCCTTGTGGGTTTTCGCCATTTTTGGCAAAAACCTTATAATCAATACCTTCTGTGATTTATTCACTATTCATTAAAGTATGAACGGCTTCCTGTTTATCGTATTTAAAATAGTTTCAAATATATTCCTCTACAATAAGCCTACAATCTTCAAAACCTCATCGAATTTATCATCATACCAAGCAGGTTGTGTCTCCGACTGATTGCTTGGGTTTCGTTTGTTTTCCCCAAAAGCCAATCCTTTTTTCGTGATATTCTTGTAAGGCTTCATCTTGCCCTTAGAAGACTTACGATATAAGGTTTGCAGCAATCCTTCCTTTTCAAGTAACTTATTAAACGCTTGTGCGGAAATCTCCACGCCATGCTCTTTCAGTAACTCGCTTGCTGAATGGAAAATTCCTTTATCATCTACATAATCGGGAGTTGGCAATCCAAGTGGGTCTGTAACAGACTTCAACATCATTAGCTTGCTTGCATCATTAAGATTGAGGAACTTGGCAGAAAACTCTATAACCTTCAGTTTATCTTCGAGAAGTGTTGTTTGTTTAGTGGCAACCTTCTCGCACTCGATAAAGTACTTTCGTGCCATTCTTCCCTTCTCGTTATTTTCTACCATTGACAACTCTTTTGCCATATCAAGGGAAAGCGCATACTCGATTGTCGGTCTTCCACCTTGGGGGTTTTTGATAAATCTGTCAAAAACCTCATAGTCTTGATTCTCAACAAAACCATATTTGTCGATACGTCCCTTAATCCAATTGGCAAACTCTTGTTTGCTCTCCAAGAAAGTATGAAGCTCTCTTGCGTTAACGGCTCTTTGTCCGTCCTTTTCTGAAATCTTAATAATCTCTTCCATTTGTTTTTTCTTTTCAGTTTTTAACGTGTGTCTCACGCTCTAAAAATTAAGCTATTATTCCTACTAATGTGGAAATCGGATGCAAAGATACGACTTTTTAGTATAACTTGCAAGTATATTAATGCAATAAAGGTTATTGTAACAAAATATAACAGATAGTATAATGATAGTTAAATATAAAGATGAACAATGGTAGTTTCGTATAAAAGATGTACTTTTGCATACTAGTATTCCGCATCGTCCATTGCTGAGGCTAGGGTCGTGTTGGATAAGTTGGAAAGTGTTAAGTAACGTGGGGTGTTCCTCACAAGGTTCAATAATTAAAAGTATGGGATTATGAAGAAAATTTTATTTTTAATGGTGCAATTATTTGTTGTAACAAATATTATGGCACAAGTTGGTTGGTCTCAAATGGTTCACGAAGGTGATGAACTTCAAAAGACCAAGACATACCTAAGTTATAGGTATGAAGATGAGGTTGGAAATAGCTTTATTTATTGGTCTAGTAGTAAAGATTTCCGTATTATAAGTAATGATGGATTATTTGACTCAGATGTACATAAAACATTAAAAGTACAGATTGGCTATTATGATGAGGGTGGTAATCTTGTAAAAAAGGAGAAGAAAACTTTGTATATTTTGAGAGGTGATTATCAAAAGGCAGAAACAGGTGTTCTGTCTAAAGGAACAAAACTTTTGCAATATTTGGAGACACAAGCTGGTTATGTAAGAATTTTAGCACCAAAGTATGAAAGTGTATCTCCTTGGGAAATAAAAGTTCCTTGTAGAACTAAAGGTGAATTAGCAGATTAATATATATAATTTGATTGAGCCATCCTTCGGGGTGGCTCTTTTTGTTAATTGTGGTTAATATAACAAAAATGTTACCATAAAATTTGGTTGTATAACAAATATGTTATATCTTTGCATTGTCTTAAGGACAAAAGAGTTCTTGTAACAATGAAGAAAAGCGAATTGATTAAGAGACTGAGAGAAGCGGGATGCTTCCTGTCTCGACAAGGTTCGGGACATGAAAAATGGACTAATCCAAAAACGGGAAAGTCTCAATTCGTGCCAAGACACGCTAGAGAGGTCGCCACAGGCACCGCTCATAGTATTCTAAGAGAATTGGTTGGGGAGTAATCCCCACCTTTCTCTCTTCATTGCTTAAAGGACTCTTTTTTTTGTTAAGAAGATAAACGAATATATATATGAAGAAGATTAAAGTTATTGTAGAACAAGCCAAGGATGGGTCTTTTTGGTGTCATACCGAAGATGGCATAGGTAAGGTTGGCTTAAACTCTTGTGGAGAAACTGTTGCCGCTGCGAAGCAAGATTTAATGGATTGTTTGGCGTTGGCAAAAGTGGATGCAAAAGAGAATGGAGAAGTGTTTCCTGACGTTGAATTTGAATACAAGTATGACTTGCAATCTTTCTTTAATTATTTCTCTTTCCTCAATGTGTCAGAGATTGCAAAACGAGCAGGTGTCAATCCTTCATTGATGCGTCAGTATAGTAAAGGCATAAAGCAAGCTGGCGAGAAAACTTATGAACGTTTGGCACATTGTATGAATGAAATAAAAAAAGATTTGGTAGCCGCTACCTTTTAGGCGTGTGGCTTCATTGTTACAATAGATAAAGAACTCAGAGCCTTCTGCATGTGAATGTGGAAGGCTTTTTCGTATCTAGACCTTATTCTTTGCACTTAAATCTTTAGTGAAATAGCACGCCTTTATTCTTTCGTTATTCCTTTGATTATTAATTAATTTTGCCAATAAAATTATAAAAAATGGCAGAATTAAGATTCGATGTCAAAGCGAATTTCGAGCAGGTTACGAAACTTCGTTCCGAGTGCGAAAAGTTGAGGGCTGAGTTGTTGAAGACCAATAAGTCAACCGACCCAGCTATTGTTGCGGATTTGACGGAAAAATATGCAGATGCAAGTAATCGCTTAAAGGATTTAACGCAAGCAGCTTCAAGAGCCGCTTACGTGATGTCTTCTGAGTTTAACAAGAAGATGCAAGCAGCCGCAAGGGAAGTTTATAGCTATGAACTTCAAATGCAAGCTACCAAAGACCGAATAGAGAAAATCCAACAGCAAATCACTAACAAGAGATTAACTCTTGGAGTTACAACGGATAAGTCATCCATAGATTCTTTACAGAAGAATATTGACTATCTGAAAGGTTCTTTGGCAGGTCAAACTGCGCAGCTGAAGAACCTAGAAGGAGGTGCTGTCGGTGCTCGTCAGACCTTGGAGAATATGCGGAATGAGTATGTTTTGTATGCAGGTTCAGCAAATCCGGCAAAAGAGGCAACAAATATGTTGACCGATAGCATGAGCCAAATGATAGAACGCATGAAGTCCGCTCCAACTGCCGGAGAGGGCATGTCTAGCTTGTTCCAAAGGGTAACGGGTGATGCTCACATGCTTTCGGCAACATTACTTGGTGGTTTAGGATTTGAGCAACTGGCAGGTAGTATCTTTAATACTCGTTCTCAATTCCAACAACTTGAAATATCTTTCAATACCATGCTTGGTAGTGCGGATAAGTCTAAACAATTGATGGATGAACTTATCCAAACGGCAGCTCATACGCCTTTTGACATGTCCAGTATTACGAGCGGAGCAAAACAACTTTTGGCATACGGAACGGAAGCGAAAGATGTTAATAAAACTCTTGTTCAGCTAGGTGACATTGCTTCGGGCTTGAACATTCCGCTTGGAGAACTTGTTTATCTTTACGGAACGACCGTTTCGCAAGGAAGAATGTTTACAATGGACTTGCGTCAGTTTATGGGTAGAGGTGTTCCTTTGGCAGAAGAGTTGGGTAAAATTTTGCACCAAAATACAACTGAGGTTCAAGAGTCTGTTTCTAAGGGAAAAGTCACATCAGACATCTTCAAGGAAGCTATCGCCAACATGACGCAAGCTGGCGGTCGTTTCGGAGGCCTGATGGAGCAACAATCAAAGACATTGGAGGGTCAGTGGAGTAACATTGGCGACTCTATCCAACAGATGTTTAACGAAATCGGCAAAAAATCCGAGGGCGTGTTCTCTAGTGGATTGTCAATTATTTCTGCTATGGTAGAGAATTGGCAAGAGGTAATAAAAGTTATTGGCGTTGCTACAGTAGCTGTTGGTTCTTATCGTGCATCATTAATGGCGGCTGCTTCTATTCGCAAAGCAGAGGAAGCTCAAAAAGCCGATGATATGATGAAGGGAATTGACGCAGAAATCAAGCGTTTGCAAGACCTAGAAAACTCTAACTACAAGTCGCTGGGTAAGGATAAAAAGCAAGAGCGAGTAAATAAACAACAAGACTTGGCAAGTATTGTTGGAGATACATCTGTTTCCGATGACTTTGTAAAGGCAAGGTTAGATGCAGCCGAGCAAGAGGGCGTTATTTCGGCACAAATGCGTTCCCAGCTAGAGACGAAACGTGAACTCTTACAGACTCAACAACAAGCAACGGCACAAAGCCAAATTGAGCTTGATGAAGAAAAAAGAAAGACAGAGGAACTTCGTCAACAAAAGATAGAATCTCTTAAAGAAGATTTGAAAACAACCACAGAGAAAATATCAAATCTTGATGATAGGGATATTGAGTTAGCTAGACAATATACAGCAGCCTTGAATGATTTGCAAGATGCCCAAGATGCCTTTGCTGAGGCTCAAAAATTGGTTGAGGAAACCGCTGATGGTGCAAACTTAGCTTTTGACGCAGAGGGTAATGCCGTGAATGCACTAGAAGCAAAGGAACGTTTGGCCACCGCTGCGAAGAAAGTGAATACTGCTCAAACAAATGTTTCGACAATTGCAAGTCAGCAAAGAGGAGCTGCGCTTATTCGTGAGCAATTACAAGAGAGACAAGCAACACTACAAACGCAGTTGAATTCTGTTAGTCAAGCTACAAATACGACTACGAAAAAGGCTAGTACTTTAGCTACAGCTGCTTCAACGGTAAAAAATGCCATCCATACCGCAAGTGTTAAAATAATGACAACTGCTGAATTAATGCTTAGTAATGCGGTAAAATCCACAACTATGGCTTTAAAGGGAATGTGGGCTGCTATGCTTGCAAATCCGATTACTGGTATTATAACATTGGTAACAACGCTTGCTAGTGCCGTTGCAATGTTCGGAGGTGAAGAGGAAGATATTTCTGTTGACACAAAGCATTTTGGAGATTCTGCTGAAAACACAAGGGCGAAAGTTGATGGCTTGCTTAACGTAATGAGGTCTTCTAAGGAAGGAACTGATGCTTACAACAAAGCTAAAGAAGAACTTATCCAAACATACGAGCAGTTCGGGATTAAGTGTGATGCCGAAAAGGACAATTTAACAACACTTAAAGGGAAGCATGATGAATTTGTTGCAACCTTACAATTGGAGAATGCTGAAAGAGAAAAGGCTAATGCTTTAATGTCTGCCACTTCCCAATATACAGAAGCAAGAAACAAAGAAGATGACAATTTTAGCAAAGACTTATCCGGTCATTGGTATCAAGGTGGGCAACATGTAGATAAGGAAGATATAACATCAATACAAATGATGTATAATTCCATAGCAACAGATGAGGTTTTAGATAGGCTGGCTAAGTTGAAGCAAAGAGTAGATGATAGCACATTGTCTTACAAGGAGCATATAGATGCTTTTAATATTTACACAAATGCAGTTAAAAAGACATTTGCGCCTATTGATTCGTTCTTAGAAAAACAACATTACAATATAGCAACTATAGAGAATACTGACCATTCGATATTGGAGCATACGAGTAATCTTGCAAAATTAAAGATAAGTTATAAAAACGCAGAGGATGCGATAATGAAGGCGGCTGCTGAAAATGTAGATTGGAATAATACACAGGCTAGGTCACAATTGGTAGCTCAGCAAAATAAACAAAGCATAGATGCCTTAACTTCCTCAACAGACCAGCTTATTTCTATATGGAATCAGGAATATGGATTAAATTTGAAAATCCATTATGATGATACAGAAATTCCAAGTTGGATGAAATCTTTAACGGATAAGCAGTTGCAATCTTTGATTAATAGACGTAAGGCAGATTTAAATAGGCAAGAGCAATACCGAACTAATCATAAAGGAAGTAAATTGCTGACAAAGCAAGGAAATCAGCTAAGAGACGAAAATGCCAATAGGCTTGATGTCGCTATGGCTGGTTCTATTCTGAAAGATAGAGAGGCGAAAAGAAAAGCCGATGCAAATAAGCCGAAGGAAACGACAAAGAAAGCTACACCTAAGAAAACTACACCTAAGAAAACAGGTGCAACGGATGACCCACAAGCAAGAGCGTATGAACGCAAGAAGGCTGAGGAAGACTATTCCAAGTCTATTTCATCCTATTCGGAGAAAGCCAGTGATGAGTTGTCAAAGCGAAGAACAGAATTGATTAAGAATGAGACCGAAAAGGAGATTGCTCAAATTAATATGTCTTCAGACAAGGAGAAAAAGGCTATAGAGGATTCGATTGACAAACTCGTTGAGGCTAAGAAGAAGAAAGACCAGACCGTTTGGGTAAATTCGGGAAAAGGTCGTAAAGCCAACATGTGGAAACAGGGTAAGTCCGATGCGGAATACCGCAAAGAGGTATTGGGCACACAAATGGTTGACGACAAGGGTAATCATCTTGGGAAGACCATTGGACAGAACTCTGAAGACCAAATTGCCTTGATTGAGAAACAGAGGCAATTAAAGCTGAAGGAAATCCAGCAAGCGGAGATAAAGGACATGTTGGATTTCATGAAGCAGTATGGTAGTTTGGAACAGCAGCGTTATGCTATCTTGAAAGAATATGCCGACAAGATAGATCTTGCAAGAGAAAAGGGAGATACTTTTGGCGCAGCGAGTGCGGAAATGGAGATGAACGACCAGTTGAAGAAGTTGAATTTTACGGATTTCAAGGATTCAATCAATTGGGATGTTGTCTTTCAGGATATGAACCGATTGAGTATTCCTTATCTTGAAGACCTTCGCAAGAAGATGAAGGAGTTGCTTGGTTCGGGTACGTTGGAAATTGATGACATGAAAACCGTATCTGACCAAATCTACAAGATTGATGATGCGATTTCCCAGCAGAAGGATAGATGGGGATTGGTTAATGATGCAGTCCGTGAACACCGTAGGCTTATTGATGAGGCGAAGGATGCGCAAGACCGATTGGCACAAGCTAGAAAGGGGGAGTTTGATGCCAAGGCTGATAATATGAGCCAAAGGAGAAAAATCCAAGGCGTGTTTGCTGAAAGTGGGGTTAACATAGATACCAGTAATATCACTTCTGCCAATAAGGACAAACTTATGGGTTCTACCAAGAATCTCAGTGCAAGCCAAACAGAGAAGTTACGTAAGCTTTTTGATGATTTGGCGGTTTCAGAGGTTAAGGTTGGAAAGGCAACAAAGGAAGTTGGAAAGGCACAGGAAGAAGCCAAGGTAAAGCAGGATGCCGCAAAGAAGAGCTTGCACGATACTATCGAGGAATGGGCTGAGGGTTTAAGAAAAATCCAAGAAAAACTGAAAGACCTTCCGGGGTTAGTCGATGCTTTGGGTCTCGGAAACACAGGCTTTGGTAAAGCTGTGAATAACGGAATGGATGCATTGAACAGTGGAACACAAGCCTTTTCTGATTTTGCAAGCGGAAACTACATAGGCGCAGCTATGAATGGAATAAAAACCATTGGTTCGTTGGGCAAGATGTTCGGTATTGGTGGAGGTAATGGTGCAGAAGTTGCGAAGAAAACAGAAGAGCTGACCGAGAGCAATGACAGATTGATGTATTCCATTGATAAGTTAAAAGAGTCTATTGACAAATCTTCCGGTTATACAGCCGTAAGCAACTATAATGCTGCTTACGATGCTCAAAAACAGGTTAACACCCAAACGATGGATATTCTCAAAACACAGATGGGATATCATGGGGCACACCATTCAAATGCTTATTATTGGAATCTTTCTGCACAAGATTATGCGGCAATCAATAAGACTTTGGCTGAACAAAGTAAGATAAGGGGTGGTTATACTAATTCTTCGATAAACAAGGTTAATTCCTTGGAGGATATATACAAGCTCACTCCAGAGCAGATGGCTGACATTCGTACACATAATGCGGATGTATGGAAGAATATGACCGACCAAGGCAAGTATGATAAGACGGAATATTGGGAGCAATATACAGAACTGGCGGGAAAACTAGAGGAGTTGACGGAGCAAATCAATGAAAATTTGACTCAAACAACCTTTGATTCGATGAAGAGTGACTTCATAAACAATCTTATGGATATGAGCAAGTCTGCAAAGGATTTTTCTAATGACTTCACTACAATGCTCAACCAGTCGATGCTTAACTTCGCTTTGGGAGACCTTATGAATAAAAAGCTTAAGCCTCTTTATGAGAGCTGGGCAAACAAGATGAAGGAGAATGGAGGAAGGCAGCTCACGCCAACCGAATTGAATAATCTTAAAGAAGAGTATGACAAGATAGTTCAAGAGGGTTTGGCTATTCGTGATAATATTGCTGATATTACGGGTTACAAGCAATCTTACGAGCAGTCCGCTTCTTCCGGTTCTTTTGAATCAATGAGCCAAGATACAGGAGAAGAGTTGAATGGTCGTTTCACAGCGGTGCAGATCGCCACAGAGGGAACGTATGAGGAAGCAAAGCTCATAAATACCAAGTTGGATGCTATTGCGGCTCGTGATGGTGGTACAGAGGGTAGCTTATTAACAGCTAGCGTGAATACTATTATGGGTAATGTAAGTAACATTTGGTTAGCGGTTGATGAGGGTAGGACTATCCTTGCACAAAGCTTGATGTACTTACAGTCGATTGATGAGCGACAAGAGCGATGGCATAAGCCTATGCTGCAAGCTTTCAATGATATTCACGAATTAAAAGACAAGATGAGTAGATTGTAAAAGCTATAAAGGGTGTCATATTACGTGATACCCTTTATATTCTTAAATAAATATAAAAGTTTAATACGAATATTTGATTATTAAACCAAATGTTGTATATTTGCAAGCGTAATTAAACTTTTATATTATGAATAGAATAAAGGAAATTTTACAAGAGATAGGAATGTCTCAAAAAACGTTGGCTGAAAAGATAGGCATGACGGAGGTCGGTGTTAGCAAGATTGTTAATGGCACTTCAACAAAGGAGACCATGAAGAAGATAGCCAATATCCTAGGTGTTAAGGTCGAAGACCTGTACTATAAAGATAATATGGTTAAATATCGTGGAGAACTTGACTTGAATGGCACCAAGATACCTTGTTATATTTTGGGCAACGGAACTAGGGTAATATCTGGTCGTGGTATGCAAGAAGCATTAAAGATGGTAGATACGGAAGATGGTAAGCAAACTGCCGGGACCAGATTAGTGAGATATTTAAATCAAAAATCTCTTAACCCTTTTATTTCCAAATACATAGAACTGGACCACTTGTCACCTTTGGTGTGTAACGATAATGGAAAGGTTCTTCATGGTTATAAGGCAACCGCTTTGGCGGACATCTGTGATGCTTTTTTGGAGGCACGTAAGAACATTCCGTTATCACCTAGACAAGAGATTATAGCCGAGCAATGCGAAATCCTCATGCGTGCATTCGCTAGGGTTGGTATCATCGCATTGGTAGATGAGGCAACAGGCTTTGATAAGGAAAAGAGCGAGGTTAAGGACAAGCTGCAAACGTTCTTTAATCAATTCCTATTAGAGGAGGCTGCGAAGTGGGTTAAGGTGTTCCCCGACCAATTCTTTATGGACATATACAAGATGAGGGGCTGGACGTGGCATGAGTCGAGGAATATGCCTGGTGTTATGGGCAATTGGATAAGAGATATTGTCTATGAGCGCATAGCGCCAATTATGGAGGAACTTGACAAGAGAAATCCAAAGAATGAGCATGGAAACCGTACAAAGAGATTTCATCAGTTCATTAACCAAGAAAAGGGAATACCAAAACTGAAGGAGTATCTCTCCTCCATTCATGCTTTGGTTGTGGTGTCAGATTATGATTGGGCAAAGTTTATGGATAATCTGAACAAAGTATATCCTAGAACCGACATTGAGTTGTTCTTGGCTTTCGATGCGTAAAACAAAGAAGAGGAACGTATGATGCGCTCCTCTTTCTTTTTATAGTTTCTTTTCTTCCAGTAATTCGTCAACTCTCGCTTGAAATGCCAGCTCTGTCTCTGAAAGGCTGTAGCCAGAGTAGGAATAGCTTGTCCCGATGATGTGGCCATCAAACCTTCCAGTATTGTCATCCTTTGTGAAAGTGCCTTTGTAGCCCTTGTATTGGAATACTATTTCCTTGTTGTCCTCTTGCTCATCCTTGTCGTAAGACTTAGCTATCTTAATCAGGTAACAGAAGCCGAACATGAATAGGCAAGAGATAAAGGAAGAGATTGAGAATCCAACCATTGCCCATCCTATCGCCTTCGTCTCCTGCTCTCCAAAGAAGCCCATCATCAAGCCGATGGCAAACAATAATATAGTTAGCCATAGTGCTACTGTACTAATTAACGAGAGAACACGGAATACCGCTGTACCTCTCAAATTGAAAAAATCATTCATAGCCGTAAAAGTTTTAATTATTAATACTTGCAAGGAATGTTCCTTACGTTACTTAACACTTTCCAACTTGTCCAGCACGTCCCTAGCCTCAGCAATGGACGATGCGGAATACAACTCACCACCTTGTTTTATTAGGGCGATGAAATCACTCATAGCATCTACTTTGTTCTGCTTATCAAACAATTCTGCTACAGGACAGCCTATAGCGTTTGCTATTTTTTCGATAGTTGATATACGCAAGTCGTTTTTCTCGCTAAGTAAACGAGAAACCGAAACTCTATTCATACCCATCCGGTCTGCTAAGTCTTGTTGCGTTACACCATATTTATTAAGAACATCTTTAAATCTCATAATACGTAATACGTTACATTGATATTTTCTTGCAAAGATAAGAATAATATTTGAAATGTAGCATATATACGTAAAAGTATTAACGAAGTTTAAAGAATAGTACGTTACAAATGAATATCTGTTAATTAACTTAAATACGTTACATTTTCTTTCTAAAATATTTGGTAGTGTAACGTAAATATGTTACCTTTGCATCGTGATTAAGAAACAAAGGTCACAATAACATTATTAATTTAGCTGAGGTTGCACCTCCGAGTCGGCACTCGTAAAACGGTATAGCAGTATGACTACTTCAATGATAAGAAGAAACTTGATTCAGAAGTTCGTTATGATAGAGTTCGTAAGCAACAGAATGAACACCCAAAAAGATGTTGATAGAATGTTGAATATGATAACAATAAAGCTCAATATGAACAACGATGAGGCTAAGAGCTTCTTGCGTGAGAGCATCGGACTTGCAAAGTAAGTAATTTAAGTTTAACGTTTAAAATTGAAAGATTATGGCTACTACATTTAAGAATATGATGAGAGAAGTGATGAATATGGCACACAGAGCCTTTCAGCTTAAAGGTGCTTATATGAGTTGGGCAGAATGCTTGAAGCAAGCTTGGCAGGTTATCAAACTGAAGGCTCGCATGAAGAAGCAGGTCGTTGAGTTCTACTTTCAGAAAATGAATGGTGAGATTCGTCAGGCTTTCGGCACTTTGATGGAGAGTCATATTGACTACACTCCAAACGGCAAGGGTTACGCTTGCAAGGACTGCACAAAGTATTGGGATGAAGTCAAGGGAGAGTGGAGACAATTCAAGAACTACAACTTGATTAGAGTTGCTTAACAAGGTTATTAACGATTTAAAAAGAAACTAGATATGAGCGCAAAGATTATCGTGATGCAAGGCAACATGGTTGCAACCATCGAAGAGGCGAACAAGGACGTGTTTATCAAGCGTGGTGAGTATAAAGAGACCGATCTGGACAGACATAAGCGTGAGGTCGATTTCTTGATTACAAGCATCGCAAACCGCTACGAAGTGACATTCAATCACAAGGTAGAGCTGAAGGAAAGCCGAAGCATCAAGAAAAGCGAGTATTTCGATAACATCTACTACGTTACCGAGAATGCATTGAACAAGCTGAAAAAGCAATACTCATACGAATGTGACTTGTAATAGATTTCGTGAGGCACACGCTAAACTGCACCGGACTTTGAACATTAAATATTTAAGAGATATGGATAAGAATTTGATGAACGATATGGATAAGAATTTGATGGATAATCTTTATGTGAGATACGATGATAAGTTTGGCGTGTTGAGCGACGACAAAGACAACACGATTTCACATATATTAGGTACTGATTTAACCTTGGTTCTAAACAAAGAGAATATGGAGGTGTACCTGTTAGTGCCTTTGACAAGAAACCACAAATTTGAGTATAAGGGCAATTACATTATCGTGGATGGCAAGAGGTTTGATTCAGACATCTATTTCCGTAAGGATGGTTGCCAATGGATTCAGATGCAATCAAAAGAAATGCTATTAATGGTAGCGTAACATAAAATAAGGTGAGGCACACTTGAACAACTGCACATTATCTTTGAGGTTTAACAATTAATTCCGTGAGCAATGGAAAGAAGAAGTAATGTGCAGCAACGTGCAATAAGAGTTGGTCGTGCTGACGAGGGCAGAAGTCCTCCAAAGTAAAACAAACGTTAATGTTTTAAACAAAACACTAAATCGTTTGCAAGTTGAAGAAAATAGCATTAACTTTGCAGCCGAAAGTAATAATGGTTGTGAAGTAACGGACACGACTGACGAATAAAGAAGACATATTAAACAAATGGTTATAAGCTCCAAGCGTGGAGTAATATTTCGTCAAGCCCATTCCGTTACATTTGTGGGTAGGCGAAACAAGCCCTGTCCATCCTCTCTCACAACATGGTGGACGGGGCTTTCCTATTTGCAAGAAACCATACTTATAATATTTAAATTGTTTAATATGAAAGATTTTTTAGAAAAGAATTTGAATGATGCACCCATGCTGGGAGCATTTGTAAATCAGAGCGAGGAAATCAAGGTTGAAGGCTTTGAACTCATCAAGGTAGAAGAACGTGATGGTAAGCAAGCTGTGAACGGAAGAGGCTTACATCAGTTCCTAGGTATAGGGAAGGATTTCTCTTCTTGGATTAAGAAGCAGATTGAACGCTGTGATTTGGTTGAAAATCAAGACTTTGAGGTTTTCACCCAAAAGGGGGAAAACCTATTTGGAGGCAGACCAACATCTGAGTATGCTTTATCCGTTGATGCCGCAAAAGAGATTTCAATGATGTCTCAATGTGAGAAAGGCAAGCAAGCTAGACGCTACTTTATAGAAATGGAGAAGCGAGCAAGAATGCAGAGTGTTCCATCTTTGCCCGATTTCACCAATCCGGCTATAGCAGCAAGAGCTTGGGCTGACCAGTTCGAGAAGAACCAAGTGCTGACCTTGGAGAACAAGCAACAGAAAGAGGAACTTGCCAAGGCATCGCAGGAGATTGTCGGACTAAGCGCACAGATTACAACGATGAAGCCTAAGACTACTTACTTCGATGTGATGATGAAGAACAAGAGCACAAGCGTGATTACATCAATGGCGCAGGATTACGGAATGAGTCCGCAAGCATTCAACAAATTGTTGCATGAGCATGGTATCCAGCACAAGGTTTCTGACCAATGGGTCTTATACCGCCAATACTTGGATAAGGGATATGTGAATAGCGAACCAGTGACCATTACGCACAACGATGGAAAACAAACCATCAAATACAACACGAAGTGGACTCAAAAAGGACGTTTCTTTCTCTATGAGTTCCTAAAGGAGAAAGGTATCTTACCTTTGATTGAACGAAATAATAATGGTGAGACACACTAGGACAACTGTAGTAATATTGATATACAATCGAGAAGGAGGGGAATGCGTAATGCACTCTCCTCTTTTTTTTATGGAGAAAGTTTTTGTTTTTCACAATATAGATAAGTGTTGTTAAACTGAGTGCTAATTTTTGGTAGAGTGGAATATAATAGCTATCTTTGTGGTCGAATTTTAAAACTTATAAGGACATGAAGATATTAGAACCGAGATATGAAATCCTATCCCAAGGTGAGGGCATGGATGGAGTTTATAAGCAGATAGAGTTGTGCGGTCGCACTTGCTATGCGTCAAGTATGAAGATTGATAAAGACAGCGCAAAGCCTTTCGTTGAGCGTATGGTAAGCAGCAATCATCTTGCCATGTGTGAGCATGGAACGATTTATCTCCATGTAGCCTATGAAGATGGTTTTTTTGTACCGGAGTCTTTATTGGTCAAGCACTATCGTGAGAACAAGTATTCCAAGGTGATGCAGATAGGTAACGATTACTATATTACGACCAACTACAGAGTGATAGTAGAGAATGAATGGTTTGATGATTTGGACTATATCTGCGAGCCTACGGAATGGCATGAGAAGCGAATAACAGTCCGATTTACTACACAGATTGCAGTAAGTAGAGAGGCTAACAGACATCGTGTAAATTCCGTAGCGGAACAAAGCACCCGATATTGCAACTATAGTAAAGATAAGTTCGGAGGCGAGATTGCTATCAACAAGCCAAAGTGGGTTAGCGAAGATGATGCGGTTAATCCATTGTCTTTCGATGGTGGAACATTTGTTGACCTATCAAAGAACATCGGTAGTTATGAGCATTGGAGTCCAGTAGAAAAATGGTGGTTTGCCAATAGAGTATGTGAAATGATGTATTTGTCTTTGGTCAAGGATGATGGTCTTAAGCCACAGGATGCGAGAACGATACTTCCTCTTGATACCAACACGGAGTTGATTCATACAGCATTCGTGAGTGATTGGCTTCATTTCTTCGATTTGCGATCAAAAGGAACTACCGGAAATCCTCATCCAGATATTGAGGTCTTGGCAACCCCATTGATGAATGAGTTCAAGGAACGAGGTTTGATTTAATCGCTTATGAAGAAGAAAGCCAAGCAAATAGCCAATGTGATGAGCAATGACTCTTTGGAGGTTGTTGCTCAGATGATTGCTGATGAGGCTAAGGGGGTGCGCTACGAAGTGTATGCCGATGGCTCTAGCAAGAACAACAAGTGTGGTTGTGGCTGGCTTGTGCTTCATAATGGAGCGATTATCAAAAGTGGGAAATATACATTTATTACAGCCAAAGTGAACGATTCGGTGAGAGCCGAAATAAGGGCGGTCATTCAAGCATTGGGTGATTGCCCTCCTTTGTGTTCTGTTGATGTATATGTGGATTGCCAAGTGGCTATAGAGAGAATACAGGCTTGCAAGTTAGGAGACTTACAGCCTATATATAATAAGGTAGCGAAAGGCAAGGTGATAAGATACCATTGGGTTAAGGCTCATAGAGGTAATATGTATAACGAAATGGTGGATTCTTTGGCTTTTTCTGCTACAGAAAGTTAATTTCGTGCCTACATATATAATAAGCGTTAAAATACAAAAGAAATACATTAAATAATTTGCATATTTCAGATATTCTTTGTATCTTTGCATTGTAATTAAGAAACAAGGTTACTAATTAAAAAGGTGAGACACACCGTAAAAACTGTGATTCGTTATGAATACTAGATTGAGTAAGAAAGAGACAATGGTTTATGGCAACATCGAAGTGATGGCTGATGTAATTGGTGGTAACAAGTACTTTACATTTGCTGAGTTGTATGATTTCGATTTGGATAATACCAAGGATGAGTTGAAAGAAATTTTAAACTCTTTGACTGAGAAAGGTTACTTGAAGAGTTTTCACGATTTCTATGAAACTTATCGAGTCTTAAAGTAAGAATAACAAAGGGGATATAAAATCCCCTTACAATATAAATTTAGAGCGTGAGACACACGTAAAACTGTATTGAAACAATGAAAAAGGTATTCACAATTGAGAATGCATTAGTATTTTTGTTTGCTCTTGAAATAGTATCATTAATATTTTTTCTAGGATAGGACTTATGCAGATTAAGTTTGGTAAGATAAAGTTTACTGCGGCTAAGTCCGAAAAAGGATGCCGCTTTGATGCTTGCTACAAAGGTGAGCATGTGGCTTTTGAGAGTGAAGATATGTCTTTGTATGATGATGTTTTTTCTGATAATAACAGAAGAGCAAAGGCTGCAAAGAGGGTGATTTACGAGAATATTAAGCACAAGTATTATGAGACCCATAGAGATTAGCGATTTCAACGCTGCCGATGAATTTGTCGTTGAGGCAATGATGCAAGATGGCAAATTCAAGGTAATTGGCAAGGTTATTACGGACAATAATCTTCTGAATGATGATGATTTGGAAACCATCTGGAATTATGCCAACTGGGAGACGAACGGCTATGAAAAGATGGTTGTCTCTAATGGAGTGTACAAAGGCTTGAAAGCATTCAGCGATGGGCGTTTGTTCTATGTTATCACAGATGATGAGATTGGAGTGGTAAACGATAACATTATGGTACGTAAGCATTACGATGTCAACAATGGCTATTATATAAAGTCATCAAGGTTACACAAGGAGCAATCCAAGGATTTGTGGTGCTTTGGTAGTTGCGAGACCATAACTAACGAATATAAGTCAAACATTTTACATGAAGTACTTTATGGCAAAGATGAACCATATAAAGCCTACCTTCCTTGAAGGCGGTGAAGTCTGGCATGATATTGATAAGTTCCCGATGCTAGACCATACAATTCTAGTAGAGTTGCAAGTAAAAGGCTCAGACGGATTGATTTACCGGACGCAAGATGTATGTGTTGAGCGTGCGGATAGGTTCGTACCTACGATGTCTTTTGTTCCTAAGCGTTGGGCGTACGCAATAGACTTAGCTCAATGTAAGCAACTTGAAGGATAAAATGAAAATACGAAATTAAGAATTAGCATATGGAAGAATCAAGAGGTGTTTACACATTACCTGTCTTGTATAATGAACAAAGTGGTAGAAATGAAGGTGTATGTGTCAGAAGTGAACTTGGAGTAGTTGTTGCAATTGACAATGAAGATGAGTTTAAAGATGTTTTTTCAAAGGATGGTGAGGTTGATGTATTCAAGCAGTTACTATCACAAGAAGTGTGTTGTTACTATACAGAACACAATGCATTCCCGACAGAGCCTTTGATTTCTTACAAGATGGATGGCGACATTATCTTTGTTTTCGTTGAAGTAACAATCGGAAAGATGTATGGCGGTTATGTTTATATCGTGCATTACAACTTTGCAAGCACGGCATCATAATAAACAAGTTTGATTATGACAGTAGTAAGAGAAAGATTAAAAATTGCGGCTCAGATTGAGGTGCTGGAAGATATTGCTATTGATTATAGTGGAAAGACTATAGATAACATCATCCAACAGCTAGAAGCGAGGTTGACTGCGTTGAAGTAAGTTCAAGTTTGAAGTTAAAAGTCAATGAGTGGTGGACGTTTTGATTATGCTCAGTATAGGATTGCTGACATATATACAAAGATAGAAGATTATGTTGATGGTCATCCATTGGATGAGGAAGATGAAAGATGTTTCCTCGAAGACCGATGGTTGGAGGAGGATGAAGACAAGTATGTAAGAAAGCATCATCATACGATGCCTAACAGATATGGCTTATCTAAAGAGACCATCAAGGAGTTTAAAAAGGGTATTGAGCTTCTGAAGAAGGCTCAGGTTTATGCCCAAAGAATAGACTGGCTTCTTTCCGGTGATGATGGAGAAGATAATTTCCATATACGTTTGAAAGAGGATTTGGCAAATTTAAAAAGTAAGAAAGGATAGATTATGAGTTGGAATTATCGCTTAGATACACCTATGATGCAATTAGCTGAAGAGGTGAACAAGAAATATGATACTGATGCAGGTAAGATGCTTCTTTGCACTTATCTCTTCATGGTATCAAGTGAAGAGATCAAGGACAAACAAGCTTTCTTTGATTGGATAGAAGAGCTGAATAAGTCCTGTAAGTGCGATGCGGTAAGGGAGTACGTGAAAATCAACGGCAAAGCCGATTGGCTGCATGGTGGATTCAGTAAGCCGATTTACCGACACTATAAGGGCAATTTCTATGAGTACCTTGGTGAGGTTACTGATAGCGAGACTTCTGAAGCTAAGGTTGCGTATCAAGCAGTGTGCGGACAGCATGAAGTTTGGGTGCGACCAAAGGAAATGTTCTTTGGTAATGTTGAGGTAGATGGTAAGCCAGTTCCTCGATTTGAGAAGGTAAATTTAAAAGACTTAGAGAAACAAACCGAGAAGAGCAATGGACAGAGAAAAGATTAAGAGCTTGTTAGGTCAAGCAATCTTGCGAGTTAATGAAGTCGTACCGGATTTCGAAGACTTGGATAAGGTTCTTCCTTTGCTTAGACAGGCGATTGATGAATTAGATAAGTCAGAATCGGGTTCAGTTTAGAAAGGGTGAAAAATGGCAAATAGGCATACGGTAAAACCAAAGGTAGTTCCTTTTGAGATAGCCAAGCTTCTGAAGGAGGTTGGCTACGATGAAAAGATAGCCGAATTTTGGGCTTACGCCAGCCCTTGGACAGCAAAGGGTGGCATTCGTAAGGGTGGTAAATATAGTGAGCATTACGGAAGTTATATCGCTTATTCAAATTCCGAGTGGGAGAAATCCAATATTGAGTTTTCTGCTGCATTAAAGTTGAATAGTAAGCATCCGGCAATATCCGCTCCAAGCTATGATATGGTGTTAGATTGGCTTTTAGAGCATTTCGGTTACTACATTTGTGTTGCAAACATTTCGAAAGGTAAGTTTTGTTGGCAAACTACATCCTGGTGTGTAGAGGAAGGCTTGTGTCATACGGATGGTAAGGAATATTCCAGTAGATACGAGGCAATGGATGCCGCTTTCAAGAGCATCTTAAAGGCTCGCATTGAGAATAAAGATAACGAGGAAATTAAAAGACTTTTGGAGGAAATACAAGATGGAAAGACTTTATGATACTTTTGTACACGCAATAATGATGAAGTTAGAAACTCGTTTATGTATTGAACTCGAATGTGTTTATAAGAATATAACAAACAAGATTGTTGAGAAGAAAGGTAAACTCACCAACGAAGACGTAACTGAGTTTCAGAAAAAACTACAAGAAGTGTACGACACGAATGCTGCTATTCGTGAAAAGGTTACTGGTATTAAAGATTTCAAGAATTGCATCTTAACTAAAGAAGCATGTGAAGAGCTAATAAAGCGACTTAGCGTGATTAATATAAAAGAAAATGAACAAGCAAAGAATGATAGAGTGGATAGCCACTTGTGATACAGGTGTCTCTTCAATGACTATGTGGAGTGCATTGATGGGGGTAAAACGAAAGAAAGATTTGAATATTCCCAAAGACAATAGTGACTTCCGTAGATGTTATGACATGGTAGAATACGGACACGTAACCTTGGATGAGCTACAAGCTGTGAAGGAGCAGTATCCTTGGTTTGCTCCTGTTGTTGACAATTGAAAGGAGTTGTCTCTTTTGTTTGAAGAAGAGCTGGACAAACGCTTGTATATGCGTATTCGTCAGCTATGTGAAGAGTCAGATGCTATCCGGTATGAGAAAAAGGGAGAACTTTATTATGAGAGGAATTTTTGGTATAATATAACACAATAATCAAATTAAGAATGAAGAAAATTATCTTAATGTTTTGTTTTGCGATACTCGGCATGAGTGCGCTTACAAGTTGTCATTCGGTTTCTCCCGATGCAGACGAAGAAGCCGTAATCGTAAAGAAGCCTTGGTTTATTGGGCATGGAGGTGTTGAACAGCAAGCAGTGCAGACTGGTCTCACTTGGTGTTGGTGGTCAACGAGTGGTTATTACTTCAAGATTGTTCCAGTCCGTCATGAGATTACCTTAGATGATTTGTTTAGTGACGATAACACGCCACTTGACTTCCATACTGTAATCATTACTCAGATTGAGCAAGGCAAGTCCCCAATTCTTTTGCAGAATTATGGAGAGAAATGGTTTGATACTAATCTCAACAATTATTTCTGCAATCTGGTTCGAGACCATATTTCTCAGCATTCCCCATTTGACTTGATGTCGAATCGGCAAGTGCTTAATCAGATTGACACCAAGATACGCAAGCAGATGCAGGACTATGTGAACGCTCTATCAAAGAAAAAGCAGATGCCTATCATCATAAAGGAGGTTATCATCGGTAAAGCTACACCAAACAAGGAACAGCTTGATGAAATGAACCGCACGGCAAAGGTTGTGCAAGCCAAGCAGACACAAGAACGTGAATATGAAGTGCAGATAGCAAGAGAAAAGGCTGAGCGACAAAAGGCAAAGGCAGATAAGGCATATATGGAAGAAATGAACCTTTCCGCTGGTCAGTTTATCAACCTTAAGTGGATTGAGACAGTAGCAAATAAGCAAGGAGCAAATATTGATGTTATGGTTGGCCCTGCGGAAAGCATGTGGAATATAAGACGCAATTAATTAATTTTTAAATCAAGTAAACAGAAATGAATAAAGACAAATTAAAGGTCAGTTTTGAGATTGACCGTTACAAGGTGATTGGTATGCTCTCACGAAATTGTGAGAGTGCTGAAGAATACAACGAGATTGTGGGTATTCTTGAAGGCAAGAATGAGTTTGTGCGTGATGCGAATGGTAACGAGGAACTTGCAAGCCGCATTTGCAATTATGCTTTGGATTCTATCTTGGTAGAGAATCCAGACTTGGCTCTTCGTAAGCGTTTGGATAAGGAACAGAAAGGCGAGGATGTTCCTGATGGAAATTCCAATGTCATCGAAATCAAAGGTGATGACGCAAAGAAACTTGTAGAAACCCTCTGTGGTATTCTTCGTAAGGATGAATGATGTAAAAAACATCAAAAGAGTTTAAATAAACACTAAATTATTTGCAAGGGTAAAATTAAATGCTTATCTTTGCATCGTGTTTGAAACAGATGGCCTTATGAGAGGTCGCTTCTACCATAAGTCAAGACTTAGGAGTTTACGGCATGGTTTCCAGGTTACCCAGCCCAGCTAGACTATAACAAGGCAACTCTAATTAGGGTGAGAATCCCTAGGCGCTGCATTAGACAAGTGGTTAAGTCGACAGTTTTTCACGCTGGTATTCAAAGGTTCGAATCCTTTATGCAGTACAAATTTGCCCTATGGTGTAATGGCAACACTACAGGTTTTGGCTCTGTCATTAGTGGTTCGAATCCGCTTGGGGCAACAAAGTAATGTTAGGAATGTGTTCAATAAATGGTGCGATATTCAAGCGGTTAAAGAAGATTGACTGTAAATCAATTCCCATAGAGGGTTCGGTGAGTTCGAATCTCCCTTGCACCACGAGTAACTTTGTCAGATTACGGGGAATGTAGCTCAGAAGTAGAGCACTTGGTTTGTAACCAAGGGGGCATTGGTGCAACTCCAATCATTCCTTTACGCTTTCGTAGCTCAGTGGCAGAGCATAGGATTTTTAATCCTAGGGTCGAAGGTTCGAATCCTTCCGTTGGCACAATGATACACAAGAAGAGAGCCGTGATGTTTATTCTGTTGGAATCTCGAACATCTGTCAACGGATAACGTATGAAGCAGATGGGACGAATAAAGTTGTGAATAAGTCTATGAACTAGGGAAACAAACGGAATGGCTCTCTTTTGTGCTTCATTTGATGGTTTAACGAAAAATTGAAGAATATGAAAAGTCCGTTAAGAATGGCAGTCGCTTTAGAAAAGAACAACAAGGTATATCCAAAAGATGTACGGAAGTTCTTGATGGGATTGTACGCCACGCTGCATTTGACAGATAACGCAACGGCTAAAGATATGGAAAAGGTGGTATATTATGCTTTTCGGAATGGCTACCTGCTAGGTATTAAGTCTGAAGGAGGTGATGATCAAAAAGCGTATGACAGACTACCGGATTTGGGAGTAGAAGAAGATATTGGTGATGATTTAAAAAGATAGTCGATAAAATTTGGTAATTAGTTAGTAAAGTTTTTTAGGCTTTGGTGTGTGAACATCGAAGCCTTTTTATATATAATAAGGTAAAATAAAAGCTGAAATGTTAACAAGCCTCATATATCAGTTATAAAAGGTTAAGATACAAAAGAAAAACATTAAATAACTTGCATATTTCAAAACTTATTCGTATCTTTGCATCGTCAATCAAGATAAGTTGGTTGATTTGCCGAGTGACAAGTTTCACTCAATAAGGTGAGAGCGACACCAAGGGGTAAGACCCGAAACAACTAGCACAATTGATTATGTCTAAGCAGACTGGTTTTTCATTCGCAAGTTCAAAGAAGTCATTAATCGAGACTATTGACGAAATCAAGAAGTCAAAGATGCCTCGCAACGAAAAGATTGTTGCATTGAAGGCTTGCGGTCTTCGTGAGAAAGAAATCTCCGATATGTTGAAGGTTTGTGTACCAAGCGGTTCAACTTCAACGAGATTCGTTTATACATTCGGTGTTGAGATTGAATGTGTTCATGCCGAGCGCAATGCCTTGATAGAGGCGGGTCGTCAGAATGGTGTTGATATTCATTCTGAGGGCTATAACCACACCGACAACAAGAGTTATTTCAAGATTGTTAGTGATTCTTCAGTTGGTGGTGATGTTGACCCTAACGAGGTTGTAAGTCCGGTATTGAATGGCAATACAAATGGTATGGCAACTTTGAAGAAGGCTATCAAGTCTTTGGATGCCGTAGGTGCAAGAGTAAATTCTACTTGTGGTCTTCACGTTCATATTGGTGCAGCTAAGTTGACAGGCGAGCAGTATGTTAACGTCTTCAAGAATTATCAGAAGCTTGAAAGATTGATTGATAGTTTTATGGCTCCTTCAAGAAGAGGTAATTGTCGTTGGGCAGCCAGCTTGCTTGACAAGGATTTCTCTAATTGCCACGACAATTACGATATAAGACGTAGTGTTTTTTATGGAGACAGATATTACAAGGTAAATGCTGAGAGCTATACACGTCACAAGACTATAGAGTTTCGCCAGCATCAAGGTTCAACTAATTACAAGAAGATTGAAATGTGGGTTAAGTTCTGCGCAAAGCTTGTCGGTAGGTCTCGAAACAATGTCTTCACTAGTGAGGTTATGAACATCGAAGATATACCTTTCTTGAATAAAGAAGAGAAGGCTTTCTTCCAGAGCCGTAAGGATGCATTTGCAGCCAATAACGACTAATTGATGTAGTCCTAGGGTAAAATCCCTAGGACACAAAAAATCAAGTATTACTAAGAAAAAAGAAAGGGTAAAGATATGTGTGTTATTATTGTATGTCCGAAAGGTGTTGTTTTGCCATCCGTAGATGAGCTGAAGGCAGCGTATATGAGAAATCCCGATGGTTGCGGATTCGTGAGTGAGTCTGACCATTATAAGAGCTTGCATTTCTCTACATTTATACGTAGATTGATGAAGCGAGATATAAATGAGAATGTAATCATACATTTTAGATTTGCTACTCATGGTTCTGTCTGTGTCAAGAATTGCCATCCTTTCTACAAGGCTGGTTATTGGTTCACCCATAATGGAGTGCTCCCGATCTGCTCCGAGCATGATAAAACGGATAGTCAGATTTGCTTTGAACGTTTCATTTATCCTACTATCAAGAAATATGGTTGGGGGTCTGATGAACATATGAAAGAAATGAATAAATGGACAGCTCATGGTTCTAAGTTTGCAATGTTGCATAATGGTGAGATTTTGAAGTCCGGTAAATTCATAGAGCGTGATGGACGGTTCTATTCTAATTTGAATCATTTGGGTTATATGAGAAATGTCATAAACTTTTAGATATTTTAATGTTTAGGTTCTTTTTAATTCGACAAGCGTCAGATGTCCGTGAGGATATTTGGCGTTTTTTTTGTTATATAAGGTGTTTTATTTTGTGTTGCAATTAAGTATTCATTTTTGTGATAAAATAGCCTTAAATCGCTTATAAACACCCTTATTACTCACTTTTAACCAAAAGTGAGATACCTGCAAACGCTTTAATGCATTAATTACTCTTTTCGTATTATCTTTGCACTAGTTTTAACAAATATATCGAAAGAATGAAAGATAAAATTTTCCAGTTACTAAAACAAGAGTATAAGTCTCTTGGGTTAGGTGATGAAGTTCTTCAGGCACATGCCGAAATGCTTGACAAGATGGGGCTTGTTACTGATGACAACATCGAGACAGTGGTTGCTAGCCAAAAGAGTTTTTTGGAGTCCTTGCAAAAGGATAATGACCGCAGAGTTACCGATGCCAAGAAAAAGTTCGAGGAGGCACAGAAGGCTAAAGAAGATGCTGAACGCAAGGCTGCTGAAGAAGAAGCTAAGAAGAAAGCAGATGAAGAAGCCAAGAAAGCCGCTGAAGAAGCCGAAAAGAAACGTTTGGAGGAATTGGCAAAGAAAAACGAAATGCCGGACTATCTCAAAAAGTACTTTGAAGAGCAGGCAGCAGAGAAGAAAGCTTCTGAGGAAGCAAGATCCAAGGAACGTGAAGAGTTCAAGAAACTCGTTGAGACCTTGACACAGAAAAATACAGACCAAGCCAAGACTTACAACGAACAGATGGAGGAGCAAAGCAAGACCATTAAGGAATTGCAAGAAACTATCCAAAAGCAAGCTGAGGAGGCTAAGGCTAAGGAAGAGGCTGCTGCAAAGGCAAAGGCAAAGGCAGACCACGATGCGAAGATTTTATCAAAGGCTAAGGAGTTGGGCATTCCCGATAGTCGTATCAACGAGGGTTTCACTCTGAGCGATGATGCTACAGATGAAACTATCGAAACATACCTCTCAAAGGTAGCGAACAACTACAAGGCGTTGCAACAACCACAATTCGGGGGCAGCTATCGTGCAAGCGAAGGTGAGCCAACAAAGGAGGAAGTTGACAATGTAGCCGCATCATTAGTTCAGTCACTTTAAAAATTGAAAAACATGAATCAGGAATTGAAGACTACGAAAAAGCAAATTGTCTTTGGTGAGGATTCCGTCATTATCCAGAAATGGGAAGGCGACATCAAGGGCGGTCGTGCTTTGGATTGGACAGGTGTAAAAGATGAAGTTCTTTACGCAGGTCGTGTTATCGTGACAGATGGTAAGGGAACTTACAAGCCATTGCCTATTGAAACAGACAATTATAAGGCTTTGGGTACTGCCAGTGACCCATTGGAGCATTACAAGTATGCGGGTGTTCTCTATCGTTCCATTCTGAACGGTGAGCCAGCAGCAATTATGACTGCTGGACAAGTTAACAAGGTAGCAGCTAAGGCTGCGAATGGTGCAGACTATCCGAATGCGTTCCTTACAGCTATGCCAAAGATTGCTTTGGTTAGCGATGAGGATGCTAACAAGTTTGATGAGTCTGATGCAACTATGGATAAAGACTAAAAGAAGGAGGATAACAGATGGAAAAATCACTTTATTTTCAGTTGGTCAATAAATACTTCCCACAACTTGTTGCGAGTGTAGTAGAGAAGTTGAACGGCAAGAATCAGACCACATTGACCTATATGTACCGAGACCACTTGACTAACACATATAGTCAGGACGGACGCTGGGCATCAATTACTGCGGAATACACACGAGTTGCTGCTGATGTTGTATCAATGGATGCGGAACTTCCATTGAAGAGCCGTGACAAGGTTTCAACCGCTGAGGGTCAAATCCCAAAGGTTGGTATGAAGCTTTACATGACAGAGAAGCAACTTAAGGATTTGGATAACATGATTGCGCAACGTTTGCCTCAGCCACAGATTTTGCGTAACTTGTTTGCAGACCTTCCTCGTTGTATTCAGGCGGTTTACGAGCGTATTGAAGATATGTTCCTCAGTGAGCTGTCAACAGGTGTAGCTTTGGCAACTCGTTCCGGTGGTACTGGTGTCCGAGTTGATGTAGGTTTTGCCGAGAAAAATAAGTTTGGTCACGGTGCTAAGGCTTGGGACGCAGAGGATGCAACTCCTCTTGATGACATCCAATTGGTTTACGACAAGGCGATGGAAGACCAAAACACCATCACTACTTGTTATCTTGATGATTACACAATCAAGTTGCTTGGCAAGAACAAGCAGGTTCGTGCTCAGTTTGCATTCAATCAGGGCATTGCAATCAATAGTGATAGCAACATTCCTATTTTGAGCTTTGAGCAGATTGCGTCTATCTTTAGAAATAAGTGGCAGACCAACTTGGTACGTGTAGCCCGTACAATCAAGACCGAGATTAACGGCAAGAAGGGAACACACAACCCTTGGGCTAAGGGTCACATGACCTTTACATGCTATGATAACCTTGGTGATTTGTTCTGGACTAACGTAGCCGAAGCTACAAGACCAGTTGCAGGTGTTACTTATCAGTCAGCCGATGAGTATATCTTGGCTAGCCGTTATTCTACTAATGACCCACTCCGTGAGTTCACCAGCTCACAAGCAATGGTTGTTCCTATTTTGAATAACGTTGATGCCATCTACTCTTTGGACTCAACACAAGCGGTAGGTTAGGCTTATGAGAGGTGAGGTAATTAGTCAGTTCCGTGATAAGTTCCATTTTAACACCATCTATGAAGTTGGTGCTGTCTTGGACTTTGACGAAGAACGCATGAACTCCCTTATCGAACGTAAGCTTTGCAAGATGTTGGAGGTGCAGGATGATAACCATTCTGCACCTCTAAAAGACGATAAGGAAATTAAAGATACTCCTAAAAAGGAAGTCTTGAATGATGGAAAAGAAAATCCTATAAAGGAAGAAGAAAAGAAGTCAGAAGAGACACCTAAGAAGGAAGTCTTGAAGGAGAAAAAGGAGAGCAAGCCTAAAAAGGAGAAAACCTCAAAAAAGGATGCTGCCGAGTCAACCGAAGAGAATTCCCAAAAGGAGAATGTAGAAGAAGAACTTGACGAAAAGACTAAGAGCGAGCAGGAGGCTGCAAAGAAAATCGCTGAGGCTATGAGTCAGGCTCAGAAATAAGGATGTCACATGAAGATAAGAGAATACATTTCGCAGAAGTTGCGTGCTTGGAATATTACCGATGCTCAATTGGAAGATATTTCGTCAGGTATAGACCTTGACGAAGAATATACGTCTGATAATTCCCAGGTTGTAGGCAAGGCGATGATTTCCGTAATCGAGGAACTTATGCTTGCCCCATATATGAGCAATGTGAATGAAAATGGATTCTCTGTCTCTTGGGACTACTCTAGGATAGGACAATACTATATGTGGCTTTGCCGTAAGTATGGTGTTGCTCCGGATGATGAAGTGGTGGCAGCTTTAGGGCTTTCCACTATCACGGATAAGTCTGATATTTGGTAAATGTCTAGGTTATGTTATATTCCCCTCATATATTAAAGAAAAAGTTCGTGAATAAGGTTGTCAACAAGTACAACGAGGTCATTAGCTCTTCTGAGGAATGGAAAGAAATGGGGCGTTGTCGGTGCGATGACAACTCTACCGAGCATTTCACTACCGATAATGGTAGTATATATACACCGAAATATCATATTGTTTGTGACAAGTGCCAGATTTCCGAAGGTGATGAAGTCAAAGTATATTCCGATGATGGAAGTTACCGAGGAGGTGGGAAGGTCTATAATGCCCCTAAGTGCAATTATCTTGGTTATATGAGTATCTATGTCTGATGTTATAAAGGATGAGATAGACGCTTTCTTTGCACAGGGAGAAAGGGAAGTAGATGAATTCCTTGATAGGTTAGGTAAAACTGCTGTTGAGCTTGATAAGGCTAACGGAAACTACCGAAATCGCACAGGTAATCTCAGAAGGTCTAACTATAGTAATGTACATGACCATACCTTGACTCTTGGTAATAAAGCGGAATATGCGTCTGATGTTTCCTCTAGAGGATATGATGTTATAGATTCGGGTATTCAGTATATCAAGAAAGAAATCGAAGATATGCGATGATAACAGAAATAGATGCTGGTCATGTAATCTATGACGACTTGGAACTTATGGGAATGGAACGAAGACTGAAAGGACATCTGAAAAAGGGTGGACTTGAAGGAGAAAGACCTATGGTCGGTGAAAAGATTCCTGACGAAGGCATGATAGTAATCATTCCTAAGCGCATGAGTGCAGACAAGACTTATTTCAACGATTGTACTATAGAGGTAAACATATTGCTCAAAGATATAGAGGGCGAGGCTAATCCTCAATTGAACGAGCTTTTAAAAAAAGCTATTGAAACCTTGTCCGACAATGAAGTCGGAAAAGCTGAGGATGTATGGTATCGTTATTCTATCCGCTCCCACGGCATAGAGCAAGAAAGTAAGTTGAGTTGTCATTACGCAAACATTACTATTGATTTTGAAACATTAAACGTAAGATAAGATGAAACCTTTTATTGGAATCAAGAGAATTTGGTATGGTGCTCCTCTTACCGAGGCAAATACACCAGCTAAGTTAGCAACATGGTTAAAAACCGCTACAGAGGTTTTGAACAGCCATGAGGGAACATGGGGATATTCTCAGGATGACCCTAGTGTTACCGAGTACAAGAACGAGCTGAACGGACAGGTTTACTATCGTGACAAGACCGATGAGGGTGCTAAAACAATTACATTCTCTATTGGTGTCTTCTCGTGGAAGAACAAGGTAGACTTGCAAGGTGGTAAGATGTACAAGGCAACAGGAGAAGAGACTACAACGGAGGCAGAAGCCGCAGGTTGGTCTTCTAGCCAAGATTTGGCAAACATCAACAAGTGTATTGTTGCTCAGACCAAGACCGGAAACTACATCGTCTTCTCGAATGCAGCTATCGTAGCCAAGGGTGACCAGCAGGACAAGAATATCACTTTGGGTATTTCTGCCGTTGCCATGGAAAGCGAGACCGATGGTGTGGCTGGCGAGTACCAATGGGAAGGCTCTGCGGTTGTAGAACAAGAATAAGGTATAAACGACAAATGATAGAGGGGGATGGTGGTATGGCCGTTCCCCTTTTTAAATATAAGAACAATGAGTAAGGCTAGTATTTTGATTGCGGATGCTATTCTTGGAGAGGACACCGTAACGATAATCGTGAATGGAAGGGCTTATTACGTTTCACCACCTACAATTATAAAATTGGTCAAGGCGGCTAAATACCTTGATAGTTTCGAAGAGGGCAAGACCTTAGCGGAAGTCTTAGGCATGCTTAAGAATCTGGATGATGCTTGCAAGGCGTTGTCCGTATTCATACAAGGCGATGAATCCATTAGTGATGAATTATCTAAAGGAACGCTTGAAGAGGTTGTCAATGGCTTACAAACGGCTTATTCCTTAATCTCTATAAAGGATTTTCAGACGCTATCAATTTTGGCGAAGAGTGCGGCAAGGATGATAGCAAAACCACGACCATAGGTAACGATACACTCTTAGGTCAGATTGCATCTTTCATGTATAGTCTGCATTTATCTTACCAAGAAGTTGTGAGAGAAATACCTTATAGAAACTTGCTACTGATGGCCAAAGATAAACCAAGGGCAGCATATGGTGATGTAATGTATGAGGTAACGGAAGAAGAGTTTGGCATGAACTTCAAAAAAGGATAAGTTTAAAATAATGCAAATAAAGTATTAAAAGCACTAAAACGTTTGCAAGTTAGCAAAATATTGTTTATCTTTGCAAGCGCAGAACAAAAAAGGATAAAATGGCGATTTAAGAAATTGATAAGATATTAGAGACACGAAACCCGATGGACTATACCGAAAGGCAGTCCGAGTCACTATTCCTTTGACTTTGCAATCGGTAGTTTCGTGTTTTTGTGTTTAAAATAAGATGCAAGACGTAAGGTTAATATTCGAGATACTTGTTTCCATGTTGCTTTGCGTTTGTCTCATATTGCTTGCTGTAAGTAGATATAGGCAAAAGAAAAAGCGTGAAGAACCGGAGCGAAAGGAAATGGACTTGATAGACTTCTTTTCTTTGGGAGGAGTTGCCTATTATTGGAACAAAGGTGGTAAGCAGCAGAAATGCTACACATATGAAGAATTTCTGAAAATCAAGGCTGACTACGTGGAGCTTTGGTTGAATCAGAACAGATATATTTTTAACTCTCAATTAGATTGCGATGATATATAGAGTATTTGTTTTGTTTCCGACAATAGTTGTATCAGATGGTATTGTCGGTATAGCTTGGCTAGGAAAGGTCTTTAGCTGGCGATATGGAAAGAACAAGAAAAAGAGCAAGAATATATCCTTGATGATAGGATATAACACAGGAATGTCTCTTAAGTCGAAAATAGACGATAACGCTGCGGATGATTATTTAAGACGCATTGCCGAAGAAAACAGAATCTAAATTCAAGGGTTAGATACCCTTTTTACAACCATATTACTTGTGGTTATTTTTATACATCGGTTTTTATTAACGATTGTTTTTTTTATGGTAGATAAATGTATAAAAACGAGCACAAGTTCCCTTATAGATGGACTAAAAAAAGATGCTAATTTCACAAAAGACAAAGGTAAGGTGATGTCTTGCTTCTGTTGTGGAGGTGGAAGTTCCTTTGGCTACAAACTAGCTGGCTACGATGTTGTAGCCTGTAATGAGATAGACCCAAAGGTTATGAAGATGTACTTGAAGAATCACGATGTCAAGTATGCTTTCAATTGTGATATTCGTGAGTTGATTACCAATATCAATATGGGGGGGCATATTATGAAAGAAGAGCTTCATAATTTGGATATATTGGATGCTAGTTTCCCTTGTTCGGTATTCAGTATTGCAGGTGATCGCCAAAAGGCTTGGGGAAAGGAAAAAGTATTCCGAGAAGGTCAGAAAGCACAAAGGCTTGACGATTTGGCTTTTTACTCAATCGCCCTCGCTCAAGAACTACAACCAAAGGTAGTGGTTTTTGAGAATGTCCAAGGTTTGTTGCAAGGTGAAGCTATCGAGTACGTGAAAGAGATTTACAGGCAGATGGATAATGCCGGATATATCTTGCAGCATTGGTTGCTTAATGCACGTAATATGGGTGTTCCTCAGAATCGACCTAGGGTGTTCTTTCTAGGATTACGCAAAGACCTTTGCAAGCCGTTTATGGTTCAGAAGGATTTGTTCGAGCGAGTGCCTAAGATAGATATGGACTTCAACGAGAAAGAAATTGTCTTGGATGAGTTTTCGGACTATAGTGGAAGACAGATTCCAAAAGGAGTGATGAAGTATTGGGAGCATAGAAACGAGAAAGACAATTCTATCGGTGATATTGTCAAACGGATGGATAATCGTCTTTCTATGTTCAATAATATGTTTCTTAAAAAGGATAAAGTATGCAATACTATATCAGCAATGGAAGATCGGCTTTTGTATTTTGATAATCCAAGTTATATTTCAGCGCATGATACGATTTTAGCATCAACATTCCCGATGGATTATGACTTTAATGGCATGAAGCCTTGGTTTGCTTGCGGAATGTGCGTTCCTCCGGTTATGATGGCGAATGTAGCTGCGAGAATCTGGGATTGTTGGTTGTCAAAGATTAAAAAGGAGGAATGCGCATGATAACAGCAAGTATGACTTCGGGTGAGATGCGTAGAGTACGAAACTTAGATGAAGCTAGAATCTATGAGTTTCAGATGCGAAAAGCTAATGAGCTTAAACGTGAAATGAGAAAGCAGAACGTAAGACAAATAACAAAGACCTTTGAGTTTGCTACACCGAATGCCGATTATTTTATCGTTGTAGGTGTAAAACATGGCGATGTATTTGCTTCCGGTGTGTTCATTTATCTGAAGGAAACTAACGAGTATATTCCTATGAGCAGAAATGAGGGGTATAGCGAGGATTGTTTTGCTATGAGCGTTCATTTTCTGAAGAGATATGCAGAAAGGTATTTGAAAAAGGATTTGCCGATAGCAAAGATATTACAAAAGATATATACATCGTTTACAGGTGCGGTTCAGCTTTATAGTGACGACAAGACAAAAAGGGTGGTGTTTGCTATTCCGGAAGGGCTTATACTCACAGAATACGAGCAAGAAAAGCGTATCATCCACTACAAAACCTTTGTAAGCATGGATATGCTAAAGAAGACACAGATGCAAAGTTACGAGAAGATTAGTGCATTTCTAATGGAATCATGTCAGCAAATAGCTATGGCAAGAGAAGCAGGAAATGACGAAAAGCTGGGCGTTGTGTACAGAAGGTTTTATGATGATATTGATTTACTAGACACTAAGGAGGCGCAAGCCATATATTCAGGTTTCTTTGAAAAAGGAGGTAACAATGAAAGATAAATGTATAACAAGGTTTCTTGGTGATATTAAGCCTATAAAGAATTACGAAAGGTATTATGTTAGCAAGCTGGGACATGTCTTTACTATTGGGAGAACGTCTCAATTAAAGGAAATCGCACCTTGCAAGACACCAAAAGGTTATTTGAAGGTATGGCTTTACAAAAACGGAAAGCGAAAGATGTTCTATGTTCATCGTTTGGTAGCGCAGGCATTCTTGGAGAATCCAGATGCATTACCAATGGTGAATCATAAGGATTTCGACAAGACGAATAATAACGTAGATAACTTGGAGTATTGTACCGCAAGATACAATGTGATTTATTCTGCTATAGCAAAGAAAACCTCTTCCGAATACTTGGGTGTTACTTGGAATAAGAGTGTAAGAAAATGGCAAGCTCAGTACCAGGTAGGTAAGAAGAAAACTTATATCGGATGCTTTGGTACGCAAGAAGAGGCTCACGAAGCTTATGTTAACGCTACAAAAGAGATTTGACATGCTTAAATTTGATAGAATATACAATTCCGACTGTATAGAAGGAATGAAACAAATAGAGACCAGGAAAGTAGATTTAATTGTTACTGACCCACCATATTGTATCTCCTATAAGACCGGATGGAGAGCAGACGACCATCGCTTTTCGAAGGAAATACTCAATGACGATAATGAGCAATTGATTATTGATTATATGAGCGAATGCTACCGGATTTTGAAGGATGATAGTGCTGCTTATATCTTCTGTAGTGCCAAAACATTGGACTTTTTTATGCAACAAGCGAGGAACGCAGGGTTTACCATTAAGAATGTGCTCATTTGGCGAAAGAACAACCATACGGCTGGAGATTTAGAGGCGCAATATGGGCAATGTTACGAGCCAATCCTGTACTTGAATAAAGGCAGACGAACCATAAACGGAAAGCGTTTGGAGGACGTATGGGACTTTGATAGAGTTCCATCTGATAAATTGGTACATCAGAATGAGAAACCAATTCCCTTGCTTATGCAATGCATCTTGAAATCATCGGACGAAGGAGATTTGGTATTTGATGGTTTTATGGGTTCAGCAAGTACTGCTTTGGCTTGTATGCGAACAAACAGGAATTTCCTTGGATTTGAGTTAGACGGGTAATATTTCAAGGTAGCACAAAAAAGAATCAAAGAAGAAATGTTTAATCAAAAAGATATGTTTGGATATGCTGGAGACAGATAAGATTTATCAAGTTGATTGTCTGGATGGTATGAGCAAGATTGATGACAAATCTGTCTCGCTTATACTCACAGACCCTCCATATGAAATTTCATGGAATTCCAATTATGCAAAGTCCGCTCCTACTGGTAAAGATACTGATAGATTCCGCATATCTATTGACTTTGGAGACTGGGATAAACAGAAAGCATTTGATATAGGCTCTATGATAAAAGAATCCTACAGGTGCTTGAAAGATGGTGGATATATAGTTTGTTTCTATGATTTGTGGAAGATTGGGGTCGTAAAGGATGCGATGATTAAAGTCGGATTTAAACAAATTAGATTTATAGAATGGATAAAAACAAATCCTGTTCCAATAAATAGTAAGACAAACTATCTCACAAACGCAAGAGAGGTCGCTGTGTGTGCGGTGAAAGGTAAAAATCCTATCTTTAACAGCGAATATGACAATGGAGTATATAGCTTTCCAATCTGTCGTGATAAGGGGAGATTTCATCCTACCCAGAAGCCTGTTAGTCTTTTCAGAAGCATTATAAACAAGCATTCCTGCAAAGGAGATATTGTACTAGATTGCTGTATAGGTAGTGGAACTACGGCTATTGCGTGTATTCAAGAAAATCGTAATTTTATTGGTTTTGAAACTAATAAAGAGTTTTACGACAAAGCAAACAAGAGAATAGAAAATGAATTAATGATAAAGCAAGACAGTTTATTTAGTAATGAAAGTTAGGGTGTGATATGATGGAGCTAAATAGAATTTATCAAGGTGATTGCCGAAAGCTTCTAAAGCAGCTAGACGATGAATGTATAGACCTAGTATGCTCTGATGTTGCTTATCCGGTACAAGCTAGAGGTGGGCGTAGTAGCATGAGTGGATATTGGACGGATTCTCAAACTAGAAAAGGTAAGATATTCAAGAGTAATGATATAGATATTTCGGAGTATATCAACGAACTATATCGAGTACTAAAGGATAAGACTCATTGCTATCTTATGTGTAACGACTATAATCTGATGCACTTTCTAGATGAGATAGGACGGAGTGAGTTTCACTTCACAAAGTGTTTAATATGGGATAAATGCACTAAGGTGTGTGGAACGTATTATATGAACCAAAAGGAGTATATCATTATGCTTCGTAAGGGAGGTGGAAAGCCAATTAATGAGTTTGGCACATCTGACATTCTGAGTGTTCCTATTCCAACCAACAAACGCAGGGATAAAGAAGGATTGGTCAATCAGACCGAAAAACCTGTTAAGTTGATGGAGATTCTAATCAGGAACTCAACAAATGTAGGTGATATTATTCTTGACCCATTTATGGGGAGTGGCACAACAGCAAGGGCTTGCGTTAATCTTGAAAGAAAGTATATAGGCTTCGAAATAGACCAGCGGCAAGTAGATTTTGCCAATAACGAATTAAAGAGCATGAGTAGGCAATTAAGTCTGTTTTAAAACAATGGATATGAGTATGGTTATTCAATGTAACCCAGTTGTAAGAAATGGGAATAAAGAGATAACGGATGCTCTGATAAAAGCCATTAAGGATGAAGCCTCAAAGCGTGGGTTGGTACGTGATGAATTGGTTGAATATTGCAATCAATTGTTAAGGAAAGGCGAAATCAAGGCTTGTGTTGAGAATTTGTTTTATAATTTCAAACGTTATTTTTGGAGGTATTATTGATATGAGAAGAAGAAAGTTGAACAAGTCTCCAGTGCTAGGTCTCTGCGGATTTGTTGTCGGTTACGAGTGCAAGGAAAAGGGAATAAAGCTGATGGAGTGCGATAAGGCGCAAGCTGATGCAATCATAGTTCCTCATCACTTTTCACACAAGGTAACGAAGAATAGTTGCTTGAATCTTTTGGTATTGTACAAAGGCAAGATTAGGGGTGCTATGCAAATTGGGTATGGAATTCGACCGCATATCAAGACTGAAAAGGGCGAAGTGTTGGATTACCATCAAGTGAGGGAATTTGACCGAATGTGGTTGTCTGATGATATGCCAAAGTATAGCGAAACCATTTGCCTTTCTCTCTTGCACAAGTATATTAGGGCAACGCATAAGGAAATCAAGTATCTTATATCTTACGCCGATACGTCCATAGGTAACAAGGGAACTATATATAAAGCTGCAAACTATGAACATATTGATACCATTAAGGCTGATTTCTATGTATTACCAAGTGGTGAACGTGTGCATCCGGTAACTATGTGGCATCGGCACAAGACAAGAGTGTGGGAGGTTCTGACGGAACTATACCCAGGAATAAAAAAGGCAGAAGGGTTTCAACTTAAATTTCTGAAGAAGTTATGAAGAAAAGAAATAAATATATTCCTTGTCATTTGCATCCAGATCCTGAGCATTGGGTTAGAAAAGGTCAATCTTGGAAGGCGAAGGTCGCTTATGAAAACGAGGATGATGCTTGGGAATTTCTGAATCAGAATCCGAAGTTAAAGGCACTCGGTTGGCATCCTTACTTATGCAAGGTTTGCTCAAAGTGGCATATTGGTAGGTTACATAATTAACGATTATGAAAAAAGAAGATAGACTTAAAATATATCGCAAATACGATGGGCATTGTGCTTATTGCGGTAAGAGTATAGAGTATAAGGATATGCAGGTTGACCATCTTGTTCCGAAGAATCGAGGTTGTTACTCTCGGTTGAGCGACAAGGAGGGAAGGTTTGTCGTATTTCATGGCGATGACTGTATGGAGAACTATATGCCATCTTGCAGGTCTTGTAATCTTCGTAAGCGTGATATGAGTTTGGAACAATTTCGCTCAGAGATTACTAGACAGGCTAAAGGATTGCTTAATGGTAAGGCTTCTTTCCAAGTAAAGATGTCGCTTGCTTATGGCTTAATCGAAGAGCACTTTGATAGACAAATTGAGTTCTACTTTGAGAAATTTAAATAATAGGGAATATGAAGAAGTTTAAGAAGTCGATAGAGATTAGCACTGAGAATATTTCAGACGTTCTTCAAGTGCCAATTGTTACAAGTTTATACAAGACTAAGAATTTTAAAAATCCTTGCCTTGAAGGTCGTAGCGTTCCTTATGATACTATAGCATTGATGTATGTTCATATCGAAGGCTTTGATAGCGATTTTTGTATTGACCAAGGCTACATTCTCGCTCTTGATATTTGTGATACTTGGTATGCTTTTTCGAGGCATGGATGGGAAAAACATAAAAACGATGAGATATGAAGAAGAAAGGATATTACGAATACGACCCTGTTATCTATCCAAGAATGTTATGTGTCGCTATTGGAATGAACCAAGAGGACGCTAACAAGTGTTTTGAAGGTAGAAAAGGTGAGGTTTTGAAGGTTGATTTCTCTAATTCTAACGCAATAACCTACGATGAAGTTAGGGAAAAGTCGAATAAGAAGCTTTGTTCATTTATTAATTTTGCAAGCAAGGATTCTATGAGGATGGGGATTTGTTGCCATGAAGCTTCTCATGCCTGCGATGCCATCGAGGATGCTATTGGTATGGTACACGGAGGCAAGCCTTCTGCCTACTTGATAGGTTGGATTGCATCTTGCATCAACAAGGCTCGTTTGGGTATTGGTGATTTCGTTGAAATTAAAGATAAGGAAGAAAAGTAGCCCAAAGACAAAATACCTTTGAGTGCTTTACCCCATCACTATATATAATAATGTAGTGGTGGGGATTTTTGTGTTAACGTCAGCAAATTATTTACTCATATTATTATAGTGTGTTAAAATATAGAAGAAATACATTAAATAGCTTGCATACTTCAATAATTCTTTGTATCTTTGCAATGTAATTAAGAAACAAGGTTACTAATTAAAAAGGTGAGACACACCTTAAAAACTGTAATGAGAAAATGAAAAAGTTTTTTGAAAACTTATCTGAAAAGATTAATGATGCGGCTTTTGAGGCGCAGCTTGATGATTTCGCTTGCGAGTTTGATGCTATTGACAAACCTGCCGAAATCGTGGTGTCTGTTAAGAGTAGAAAGGTTATCCATTCAGATGGAAATATTTCTTCTTATCCATATTATAATGTAGATAAGATTAATATCTATGATGAAGACGGAGAAGACGTTTCTTCAAAATATCCTTTGTTCTGCAAAAGAGTTAAGGATTGCGTGCCTTCTTACAAGGATATTGAGAATAGTCTAGAAGAGGCAAATATGAGCGATACCGAGCTTTATTTCGGCTCAGAGGCTAATTATTTGCGTTATAAGTATGGTAACTAAATTGTTTGGATATGGAGTACGAAAATAAGTTTGTAGGTCTTTCATCTGTAACGAGTCACGACCTTGAAATATTAAGGTATGAACTAGAGTATGGATGGAAATTGGCTCTTATGCCAAATGATGTATGGTACAACTAATTACATTTAAGATTTCAAATTATGGCATATTATAAAGTTAGTGTAGATGTATCGGATTTATTCGATGATATGCTCGTCCAAGCCCAGAAGAGTTTTCTTATTGACAAGTTTTGCTCTTTAGCAACAGACCAGCAGATAGAGGTAGTAAGCGAAATGCTGGAGAACCTTAATGGCGATCAGACAGCTAAAGTTATAGAAGACGCTTTTGACAACTTGCATGAGCAAGCCCAGGAGCACGTAATCAACTATGTGAAAGGGTAAGGTTATGATGTTTGGTAAAATGATAACTCGCAGATGTCTGCTTACGCTGAGTGGGGGGGGCAAGGATTCAAGCCATTCTCACCATCCCCAAGCCGACAAAGCCCATTTTTCCAAAGGAAATGGAACGTCAGTTTATTAAGAGTTTTAATGAATCGCAGCCAAATATGGTTCACAAGGTTATTAAGTGTCATATAATGAGAAATTAATGATATGGAAGATTTACCTATAGGTTCGGAAATCGTGTTAAAGGTGGTTGAAAGCGAGACAGAAGAATGTAATGGTTGCTTCTTTGA